TACTGCAACGCTGTTCTATGGCAGCGAATTTAACTGCTAATTAAAGGACAACAACAATGAGTAATTTTAAAAGATTTACAAGTAGCGACAATACAGACAACTATGATAGCGGTTATGTAGGCCGTGAGGGCGAACTAACTTGGGATTCAAGCAATGGATTAAGACTACACGATGGTTATACTTACGGAGGTAACTCCGTAGGTGGTGGTAACATTCCATCTGGACCCGGTGCAATTCATACATTGGCGTTTGGTGGCGGTACTAGCGCCAACAATGGCAAAGTATTGATACAAAATGCCAACATTGAATCTGAATGGGGCTATGCTGATAGAGTTGACAATGCCAACAATGCCATTAACTTAGACGATCAAGCAACTGTTGCTTGGGGTGACAGAAGCGGTATGATTGTAGTAACCGATCATTGGGCAGGTTACACTTATACTTGGATTGTAGGTGGCGGTGGTGTAACATTGCTAGGTAGCACCAATGGTGGTGCTTCTGCAACTTGCACATTGACCTTTACAGGTGGACAGTACACATTAACTAACACCAGTGGCACAAATAGAAACTTTGGTTTTGCTTGGATTGTTACTAGACATAACACTTAATGAAAATTCGTCCTGCTAATACTAGAGGTGAAATGAAAAAGTCCTGGATCACAAGTCTTAGGACTTTTTCTAATAATGACTACTGGGATCCTCGTTATATGAATTGGAATTGTGTTAAAGTTATTAACGATGACACTCAGCAACCCGGCGGATTTGTTCCTAATCATGAGCATAAAAACTACGATATACTTGGTTATGTTGTAGAAGGCGAACTCGAACACACAGACAGCTTAGGTAATGTAAATAGAGCTAGTGCTGGTCAAATACAGCACATGTGGTGCGGGAAGAGTATTTGGCACACAGAACGATGCATAGGTAACACGCCAGCTCGTTATCTACAGCTTTGGATTACTCCTAATCGACAATTAAACTCTCGGCCTTATTATGAACTCATTGACAAGAATCTAGAGTTTGACATTATCCCTGTAGACTTTAAACAAGATGTAACTGTAAAAGGTGGTATACTTAGAGATAACTATACAATAAGTAACGCCTATCTATACATTGTAGAAGGTAGTTGTACAGTAGACGGACAACTATTAAACAAAGGTGATGGCGCAGAAATATACCAGCCAGTGACAATTTCTCCTGGCGAAAAATGTCACATACTAACATTTGAGGTTTAATTTCTTATTTTATTTTTTCGGTGTTAAAAGCTGAATTTTGGTAAATAGTTTATATTTTAAGGAACTGCCATGTCTTCACAAAGCATAATGGGCCCACGCGGCCAAAGAGGTCCAAGGGGACCTAAAGGTGACAGGGGCGCAACAGCTAGTCCTGTAATTTGATGAGAGATTAATAAAATACTCACCCTGTAATAAAGCCTGGCCAGTCCGGGCTTTTTACTTTGTATCAAATGTTTTATTTCTAATAAATAATAGAACAATATTGGAGTTAGTATGATTTTATTAGAAGGTGGTAATGTATTTGCCAATGCCACGCCATTCGATCATAAAGATGTACCTGCTATACTGAACACAGTGAATTCAGCTTTAGAAGGTACTGGTATTACTGTTATACCGGTCGGTAGTGCCGCAAGTCCACGCCCTGGTAAGAAAAGCGGCGACATGGATGTATTAGCAGACGAAGCTTCTGTAATGAGTTTCTTCAAAGCTAAAGATGCCAAAACTGCTCGCAAAGCATTAAATGATTATATACATGCCAAAGGTTTAGAAACAGCACAAACGGGCATCAATGTGCATGTTAATGTTCCGGTAGGCGGAGAACATCATCAAGTTGATATTATGGTAACTGCCAACGCAGGTCAAGTTGCTAAATTCCATACACATAATATTCCACAAGGTAGCCCTTACAAAGGTGTAAACAAACAATTACTAATGGCTTTCTTAGCCAAGGATAAAGGTTATATGTGGTCTGCATGGCAAGGATTATTTGCTCGTGATGCTAACGGCAAGAAAGCAGACTTTGTAACAGATGATTTAGATAAAATTGCAGGCATTTTAGTTGGTAAAGAAGATGCTAGTGTATTAGGTAGCGTTGAAAGTATACTAGCTGCATTACCGCCAGATCAAGCAAAAGAATTATTAGCTCGTGGTAAGGCAGATCCTAATTGGAAAGAAGTATCGCAAGAAAGTTATCGCGTCGGGACAAACGAATGGTTCCGTAATATGTTGAACAAGTTATGAAAATAAACGAATTCCAATTAGACGAAATCGAACGCCTACGCCCAAGTGGATTTGAAGGCGGCAAAGAACATTTGAGTGGAGAATACGCAGCCGGTAAAATAGTTAAAAAGTTACCAGGCGGTAGTGGACTGTTATATTCCATTCAGAATGACAGCGGTGATATCAAGATTAGATTGTGGGATCCAAACAAAGGGGAATACCAACCTACACAAGAACCCAAGAAACAATCATGGCATAATAATAGAGAACATCAACAAAGAATTAGATGGTGGGAAGAAAGAAACGAAAGACTTAAGGCTGAGTTTGAAAAAGCTCCTGGCAAATTAATAGGCGAGTTAAATGTCGGCAAACCCTATGGTTTTCCACTAAAAAATGCGTTACAAGTTAACACTATCACTGTAGATGAAGATTACCGCGGTGTAGGTCTCGGTAAAGCATTGTATGGCATTGTTCTTACTATCCTAAAGCGACCATTACTTGCGGGTTCTAGTCAAACACCCGGTGGTAGAAGAAATTGGGTAAGCCTAGCAAGTATTCCTGGTGTAGAAATGAAGGGTTATATTGCTGTAGACGACCTTGATTTGCAATCTATGGACACGAGTAAACTGGATCGTCGATATGATGATATAGCTTGGGTAAAGAGAACTAACAAACAAGTAGAACAGAGAATCGATACTATCATGGGCAAGCTCGGTGGACAGTATATAGGCAGGGCCGATAATCGAGAATTTTTTGCCTTCGATGTTAGGCCCGATACAACAAAACAAGAATTGAAAGCACATGTAGATACTACTTTAACTAAAGTGTATGGTAGCTATAACTCCAGCGTTGGTTTATACGCAACTTGGACGGGACAAGCATGAAAATAGTAGAATTATTAGAGGACGTCAAACAAGCATTGCATTTTGCCACACAGGCACATGCAGGGCAAACTCGTAGCGGTGGCGAGCCATACATCGGCCACCCTGTTAGAGTTGCACAGACTATTCGAAAATATAAACAGAGTCACAACATTGATGCCTTAATAGCTGCCGCTTACTTACATGATACCATAGAAGATACAGACACTACCCATGAAGCATTGCATGACTTGTTTGGCGGATTGGTTGCTAGTCTGGTATTGGAACTTACTAGCGACTTAGAAGAAATTAAAAAAGTTGGTAAGAAAGAATACCTTGCTAAGAAGATGGCACACGATATGAGCAGCTATGGATTGGTTATTAAATTAGCAGACAGATTAGACAATGTACAAGATATTGCAACTGCTAAGTCACCAGAATGGCGAGCACGATACAAAGCAGAAACAGAACATATACTCGACTATATTGAAAAGCATAGAGTGCTATCTGGTACGCATCAACGTCTAATCGGTTTAATAAGAGATAAGTTAAACGAGATACCGGCATGAGATACTTAGAGATTATACAAGAATTCCAACTCCCAAAAAATTCGTGGGAGTTACTCATTTCCAATGCCGATAAAGAAGAGGCCGGAGATGAGCTTGTAAATCTCGTACAAACCGCGTATACTAATACACCTGACGGAAGTTTTGTTAATAGTATCCGTGATGTTATTCCTAGCGATTGGAATGTTATCGATTGGGATCAAGATCCTGATGTAGATAGTTGTGTATTTTACAGAAAAGCAAGAAACAACGAATCGTGGGTTGGATATAAAATACAAGGTATTGGACATGATGGTACAAAAACAAGTAAAGATAAAGCTATTACTAAAGTTCAATCAATGTTAACAAAGCCAGGCGTATGGATAGAATCTAGTGATGCTATGCGTCACATACTTAAGAAATTAAATGTTCCTTCGGTAGAAGATTTAAAAACATTACAGGCATTATTCAACGATCCTTTCTTAGAAAAATTTGATAATGACACTTACGACAGGCGTCTACCTAGCGGCAAAGTCGTAAGGGAAACAGTATTTGGGAATCCTAAACTAAAATGAGATTACTAGAATTAAAAGAAGCCGCAGATCCTAAACTAGGTCGTGCATTTAACCACTTAGAGGATTTAGTTTTCTTCTATGGTACTAAGGGCACGATCGAAGCTCTTGAGCATTTAAAAGATATGAACACTGAGCAAGGCAGCGGTAGTGTTCGTATGAAATGGGACGGCAATCCTCAAATCTATTGGGGCAGAGAAAACGGACAAATCATTCCTCCACACGGACATGCTCAGTGGGGTCGTGCTAATTTGCCACAAACAGGCAAAGATGTAGCAGACTACATTATGGCAACAGGCAAAGCAACTACTCCAGAAGAGATTGCAAGTCGTCAACAGTTTGCAGACAAGTTTGCAAGTCTTGCAGATTTATTTGCAGCCGCAACTCCAGAAACATTAGATGGTAACAGTACATATTATGTCTATGCTGATGCATTATTTTTAAACAAACCAGAACTAGTAGATGGCGTTTACACATTCTGTCCTAACCCTAAAAGTCAAACTTGCTATCATGTAAAAGCTGATAGTGAATTAGGAGAACGCATCAAACATGCCGAAGTTATGGTTGTTGGTCATGCTTATTTTACAGCACACGGACAGCCCGACAGCGCCCAGATTCCTATTAAAGACTTTAGTCAGTTTAACACAAACCCTAAACTAATTGTACTCGGTCCTATCTATAATGTTGCACCTGTTGCTATAGATACAACAATGATAGATCAAGTCGAGGAACATATTAAACGTCATGCTCATAATGTTGATACTTTCTTAAATGGTACGGCAGGATTAAGTGACTTAAAACAAATCATATACACTTATGTCAATCAAAGTGCTAAGGCAAAACAGTTAGATAGTTTAAGTGCAGATCATTTCTTCCAATGGGCGGCGACAAAAGTCTCTGTGCCAAAGCAGGAGAAAATAAAACAGTTAAATAGTATGAACAACAATGCGTTGGAAGAGATATTTAAAATTGTAAGAGCGATTCAAATATTAAAAGACAATGTCATTGACCAGATCGAAGCAGGACCTAAAGCAGACATTTGGGACACACATGGAGAAGGTCGTGTGCGTTATGCAGATACAAATAAACAATTCGGTAATGTTAAGTTCGTTCCGAGAAAGCGTTGGACACCACAATGAAAATTAGACAATTATTAAAAGAAGCCGCTGGCGTTACTGCCGCATTTGCATTTGGTCGTTTTAATCCAGCTCATCAAGGTCATATTGCCGTTTGGAAAACAGTTCAGAACGCAGGTGTTAAATGGTACATTGGTACTAACCCAACAACACACGGACCAAATGACCCACTAACATTCGATCAGAAAACAGCGTGGATGGAAGCAATCTATCCTGCTATTGCCGGACATATTGAACCTGCTAACAGTGTTTTATTTTTAGCCGCAAAGATTTATCAAGACTTGGGCGGTAATCAAGACTCTACAGTAGCTTATATTACAGATGAAACAGACTGGGCGTGGAGTGGTAAACTATTAAATCAATACAATGGTGTTGAAGGTGCTCATGGATTCTATAAGTTTTCACAAATCGTTCATGTGCCTAGTCCACGAGTAAGTAGTGCAACAGCATTGCGTGATGCGGCTCGTGCAGATGACAAAGTTGCTTTCTATCATGCTAGCGGTACTGATCCTAAATTAAAAATTGCAGGTAAAACTTATTTTGATACTGTGCGTGAAGCTTGTTTAGGTGCAGATGCAAACAAAGCATCTAAGCGTAAACCTAAAGCAGAAAGCGTAGAAGAAGCAAGTCTTGCAACTATGCGTGATTATTTTGCAGGAAATAAAAATGCGGAAGATGAATTAAAGATAACTCAAATTCGTAAGCATTACGAAAAAGAAATTCCCCCAAATTCTAAAATTCAGAAAAAAGAATTCAGAAGCCATCATGACTATGACAAATGGTTAGAAAAGAATGGTTTAAGTAAAGTCGGTGGTAATCTAAAAGAGGTGGCTCCTCCTGGTATGGAACAATGGATTAAAGATCGTAAGTCTGAGTTTAAAAAGCGTTACGGTGATCGTTGGCAAGAAGTTCTGTATGCCACAGCGTGGAAACAACATAACAACGAAAGCGTAGAAGGTATCGAAAATCAATCGTCAGAAGAGCTTTTAGAATACTTACGCAAGATACATAAGCGATGGGCCTTAGTAAGTAAAGGCGAAGGTAAACCTTTAGTTTATTACAAAGGCGAAGGTAAACCAAGTAAAGAATGGGTCAAGAAGCAAGAGCGTCGTATAGGTTACTTTAAACACAAAAAATGAAATACAAAGAAATATTTGAACAAATCATCAACGAAATTAATATGAGTCCGGCTGGTCTTCGTAGTCTAGTGGCCGATATTAATGCTCAAGCAGGTATGGAATTTGAAATGATTGTTCCGGGTGCGGCGGAAAGTGCCAGCAGTGATGATTACTTAGAACCAGATTACGATTCTAACGAAAGTACTCGCAGCTTTAGACAAATTCGCGATTTCTTCCATGATGGTGATTACAATGGACGCAGAGATGTAGAACGCTTGGAACAACGACTACTAGACGATTATATGGACAGCGATTTCTTAAGTGAAAAGAAACAAGAAGCATGGGGAGAAGCTTCCTATGATGCTGTTAGAGATTTAGTTGACAGAGATTATGCAGACGACTTGAGAGATCAAGCAACTGACGAAATTTCTGCTAAGACGCCAGAATTTGGTGTTAACGGTGATGAGTTCCAAGAAGCAGTTTTAGAGCGTTACAATGAATTAGTTCAGGAAAAAATTGACGACATTCTAGCTAACATGGGTAGCGAGTATGATGAAGCTTATGAGGAATGGGAACAAAACGAATGGCAAGATATATGGAATGACTTCGACTTACAAGAAGAATGGCTAGAACATGAAGGTCTAGAAACTATGAGTGATGTTGCCGATAATTACGATATCACATGGCCTTACTATTACAATCCAAACGATGGCGGCGGAGAAGTCAGTGTAGACGATGCGGCAGACAGTTTTAGTCGTGCTATGGGTAAGCCAGTAAATGCCAGTTCCAGTTATCATGGTGCTCGCAGAGAAGCAGGGCATTATGTTGTAGAACCCGACGGCAGTTTAGAAGCAGACGATGATGAAGACGGTGGTTTAGAGTTTGTTAGTCCGCCTATGCCCATCAATGAGTTACTTGACGACCTAAAGAAAGTTAAAGCATGGGCAGACAAAACCGGATGCTATACAAATGACAGCACAGGTTTGCATATTAACGTCAGCGTTCCTGGATGGCAAGGCGATGTTGCTAAATTAGACTATGTTAAACTTGCAATATTATTAGGCGACGAATATATCTTAAACGAATTCGGTCGCCAAGGTAATACATATTGTAAGAGTGCTTTGAAGATTGTCAAAGACAATATTACACAACGTCCAGAAGATGTAAAGCTATTACTAGATAAAATGCGTGAACATTTAAACACAAGCGCATCTAAATTGATACATAGCGGTGCCACAAGCAAGTATACAAGTATCAATACCAAGACAGGTTACATTGAATTCCGCAGTCCAGGCGGCGATTGGTTAAACGAAAACTTTGACAAAATTGAAAATACGCTTTATCGTTTTGTTGTTGCTATGGATGCTGCCGTAGATGAAACAAAATACAAACAAGAATATGCCAAGAAACTTTATAAGCTATTGTCTGGTAATGAGAAAGACAACACAAACACATTAACTTATTTTGCACAATATGCCGCAGGAGAATTACCACAAAGCGCATTAAAGAGTTTTATTAAACAGGCACAATTAGAGCGTAAAGTAAAGAAAGATCCAACAAGTGGACAGAAATATTGGTGGAGTGTTGGGCTAAGGTCTAATCCAAATTACAGAATTGAAGTAGTTGGTGCTAGTAAGGCGGAAGCCATTTCTGCCGCTATGGACAGTAACACCGATTTAATGAGATATAACGCTGACACCGACTTTACTGCAAAACCAATTCGTCCATTTGATGATAGCTCAGTAAAGGCTACAGTAGGTGAACCACAACCTGCAGGTGGTTATAGGAACGCACTAAGTCAAACTGACATAGAAAATAGATTAGGTTGGGGTGGTCAAGAGGCAGATGCCAACTACGAAGTTGTAGATCGTAGCAATAATCGATCTGTATTTAAATTTATTGCTAATACTCCGCAAGAAGCACAGAGAAAATATGGACAGGTTCTCGATGTATTTGGATTCCCGCATGATACAGAGAACTATGGCTTTAGGGAAATTGCTTTACCAGGGTCAACATTAGATTTACAACGTCAAAGAGTTGCCGCGGGTGATTTTACGGGCCAATGGAAAGTAATGATTGACGGCGAGGAAGTATACAGATTTGGTGGCGCCGGTAACAGCCAAGGCGATGCTAACAGAATCGCCCGAGAATGGATCAGACAACAAATATCAAGAGGAACTCTAAACCCAGCAGATAATGCAGATATAACTGTTGTACCAGTAATGAATTGAGGATAATACAATGAGATTAAATGAATTAACAACAGACAAGTTAGCAAAATATAAAACGGCAGCGGCTGCTGATGCAAGTGCTGCTGATAAAGAAGGCGACTACAAACGCGGCGATAAGCGTTTTAGTGGAATTATAAAAGCAACAAAAAAACAATTCGACAATGATGCTAAAAAGAATAAATCTTAAACGAGTATTTGTATTAATTGCAACTCATGCGGCAGTATTTGCCGTTGGTGTTTACTATGGGTTAGAAGTATATGAAGCCTACATTAATGACCAATTTATTGTAGTGCCTAACGATGTTAACCGACAAGCACCATTTAAAGAATTTAAAGGTACAAAATATACAACGGTATGAAAGTTTCCGAGATAATATTAGAACAAGAATTAGATGAAGGTTGGAAAGACTGGGTAGCAGGCGCGGCTATGGGCGCAGCCGCATTAGGAGCAACTCCTGCAACTGCTAAACCAATGCCAATGCCAACGCAACAAGTATCTCAACAATCATACAGTCCAGAAGAAAATAAAATTATTAAAACGATTTTACATCCTGCTGCCAAAATTTTAATTAAAACAGCTCGCGAAGCAGGATTAAATGGTGCAGAGCTTGCACAGTTTGTAGCTCAATGTGCTCATGAAACTTCTAACTTTACAAGCTTGAAAGAGTTCGGAGGTAAGTTAGATTTTAAAAAATATGACCCTGTACACAATCCTCGCAAAGCAAAAATATTAGGTAACAAGAAAGCAGGCGATGGTGCTCGCTATCATGGCCGAGGATATATTCAACTAACAGGCCGAGACAATTATAAAAGGGCAGGAGAAGCGTTAGGACTTCCGTTGGAAAAGCATCCTGAACTTGTAGAGAAACCCGAAGTGGCTGCTAAGGTTGCAGTTTGGTTTTGGAAGAATCAAGTTAAACCAAAAGTAAATAACTTCCAAGATACTGCACAAGTCACAAAACCAATTAATAGCGGATTGAAGGGTCTAGAAGACAGACATAACAAATTTGCAGCCATTATGAATTTATTAAGGAGAAGCTAATGAGAGTAAAAGACATTGTAGACGAAGCGGGCTTTTCCTATAAAGGATATCCTTGTACTAAAGATTGCAGTGGACATATGGCAGGATATGCATGGGCAGACGATAGAGATATCAGCGACGAAGATGAATGCCCGTATCGTCCTACACACCCAAGCTTCTGGGAAGGCTGTAAGAGTAAAGCAGAAGGTAAATAATTTATTATGCGTTTATTAGAATTAAAATCACTTGCCGAAGCCGCACTTACTGCTGGCGAAATCACTACATACCCTTGGAGACAAGAGCTATTCATCAATAAGATTAGAAACGGAGAGCCTTTTGAATTAACCACAGGGGAAGAAGTAACTATTGATCCTGCTGAAGCAGACCGCTTACAAGGTATGCTGGACTCTGGTACATTCGGAGGGACTGTTAAAATTGCATTAGACGACGGTACTATGCTATCCCTAGGCAAGCTACAAAAAACTGTGGAGTTCCAAAAAGAAGGTGGTGTTAAAGGCGAAGGCGTTTCTAATAAAGGTGACATTTCCGAAGGTATCTTATCTGCTGCATTGTTTGCTAAACTTAAAGCTCGTGTCAACAAACAAATTGGCACAGTAACTCCTGATGACATTTGGTCTGTTGTTGACAGTTTAACTAAAACAGGCAAAAACACATACACAGTTAATGTAAAAGACGGCAAGTCTATGGTCAATGATAGTATTGTCTTTACATTAATCTTACCTCCAGAAGCTTATAGAGATTTCATCGATCCTACAAAGCGTCCATTATTAAAAGATCAAACAGACAGTGCCGCATTGTTTGCCAACAGCGAAGACAACGAAGAATTTAGTAAGTATTTCTATCTAAACGGACGTCCTGATATTATTAATATCATTTGCGATGGCGGTAATCCAGAGAAACAAAAGATCAGTAAGGTCGATATTGAAGTTGTTATTACAGATAAATTAACAGGTAAAGTTGATCGTCGTCGTTTAGATATTAGCTTAAAAGTTGATGCCGCACAGTTCGGCCAAGTTGGTGTTGGTAGTACTAAAGACTATGACTTCTTTGAAAAGCAAGTTTCTTTATGGAATAAGTTTGGTGTTGATGTTCGCCCTTCTCAAGAAGGTTTTGACGAAGCATACAAAAAAGGCGGATTAGTTGATGCGTTAGCTTACATATACGAATTTGCTGCCGATGTTATTGCTACTTTATTAGCCGATGATAATAGCGAAGATGAATATATGTTTATTACAGAACTAGCAAAGGGTATTAACTACTATGCTACTTTAGGTAATCCAAACATTATCCTATTAGACTTCTCGTCAGGAGGGTATAAGATGATGCGTTTTGACGATATCGAAGGCAAGCTAAAAGGCATTAAGCTAACAGCGTCTTATAACTATGACACTAAGTTACCTCAAGTTGACATTTATGATGCTAATACAGGTAAGTTGTTTGTTAAAGTCCGTGTAAAGATTACAGCCAAAGAACGCCGTAATTATATCGAAAAAGGCCCATTAATGACTGAACTATTGGGTACTAAGGTCAAGCGATTGAAAAAATAAATCGACATAAATTCGATAAATAACATTATGAAAATTAAAGAACTTATTAGTGAAGATGCAAGTATAGGCGGTATTAGTTCCGGCGGTTTTGCTACAGCACCTGCGGGTAATATTTTTGCCGTTCCTATGAAACGCAACCAGCCGCGCAAGCGTCCTAAAAAAGAACAAAACGAATTCGCTAATAGGCGTGATAATAAGAATGTTATCGAACAGGATTTAAAATGAGCAAACAGAGAGCCCAACAATTATACAAGCTTGCCGATAGTTTACTTAAGGTAAATGTAGCCAGTTTATCTGAAGCACAAAAAGCAGAGCGTAACTCCATGGTTGCTCGTTTACAAGAAGAATTAAAAACTCTTAAAGGTATCAAAGAAGCTCCTGGCGACTTAGGTAGCCAAATCGTTTATCTATACAACAATATATATGAACTAGGAGATGATGCAGTAGACCACTTATATAACAATGCTCCGTTATTTGCACAATATTGGGATCAATACGAAGGCGATTTGGATAGTATTATCCAAGAAGTACCTCCACAACAATTACAAAAGATTTATGCAGAGTTAAACAAGGCAGCACAAGAAGAAGGTTTAACTGAAATGGATTCACAAGGCTATACAGGAAGTCGTGATCGTAAGAGCTCGAGCAAGTATGGTAGCCGCGATGATTATGAATTAGGTCAACCAGAAACAACATTAGGTAAAGATTCTATTATGACTGGTCATGAAGCTTCCAATCAAGCATTGGACGCTCTTAAAAATGCATTTGACGACGAATATGACGAAGTAGAAGAAACAACAGGTAAGTTCGATCGTAAGGAAATTGCTCCAGGTCGTACACAATACACTCGTAAGGATGACACTTATACAACAGATGGAAGCAGTGTTGCTGACTACAGAGTATTAGCTCCGGGTCGTTCTATTGAAGATGACAACGAGCGCGAATTCAATCCACGAGATGATGAAGAATATGAGTTGGAAGAAGCGATAAGTACAGAAGCTTACGACAGACTTAAAAAAGTTTTCGACTTTAGTAATTTTAAAGGTTAATATATGAAATTATTTGAACTATTTGAGAGCCCAGTTATTGCTGGTGCAAATAACTTAAAAGCAATTGCACAAGCGGCAACTAGTGCCAGCGATGCACACATCACATTGGGCGGCGAACCAGTTACTTTAGAGTATCCTGAAGCTCGCTTTATCTATGGCTTATACAAGAAGTCATTGCAGTCTGGTACACAAGAACAATTCTTACAGATGTTAACTAACCCTGCAAGTTTTGATAGCTTAATGAAACCAATGCGTAATATGCTATACAAAGATCGCGGTCCAGAAATGGCTCAGGCGGCTGCTACCCGTATCGGTCAACCTGGTGTAGAAGAAAGTATCGACAAACCAGTAACAGGTACAGAAACAATGAAGCACTTAGTTCAGCGTTTCCCTAAAGAAGTTAAAGACTTTATCGCAGGTGGCGAACTAGACAGCGACTTATACGAAGCATTATTTGATTACTACAACTTACATGGCGAAATGCCATATGGTGTAGCTAAAGCTCGTACAGGCGATCCGTTCGAATGGGTAACACAACAATTTGACCGTGATGCACAAGAATATGTAACTGAAGCTAAACAAGCTTACAAAAAATTAATTACAGAAAGCAAGAAACAAGTTAGCGAGCGTTGGGATGACGACGATGATGACTGGTATGGTTTTAACGACAAAACTCGTAAAGCTGCCACAGGCGGTACAGTCACACAAACAGGACGCGGTGTTATCCATAAAGGCAAATATGGTAGCGAATATCAAGGTGACGATGAGGAAGAAGATAAGAGCCCATTTGCTATTCTCAAGACTGCTAAAGTAAAAGAGCCTCGTAGTGCTGGCCGTCCAAGTGCTAACATTAAAGCAACAGACGATGGCATTAGCGTAACATCTTACTCTAGCTGGTATCACAAATCTAAGCGTAGTCACCCAGAGCGTAAGATTGTTGGTAGTGCAGAACGAGCAGTTGCCGTTATTCCAAAAGGCAAAAAGTTTGCAGTTGTCGGTTCGTGGGATGGAGCTAAAGGCTTAATCAATGCTAAGGCAGGTGAAGTTGTTACAGTTGACCAACTAAAAGATTATAAATCTGGTCGCGGACGTCCAACTACACGAAAAGAAAGTGCAAGTTATCGCAATCGTGCTTTGCGTGAATGGATCGAACAATTAGTAGTTGTTTCAGAAGGCAAGAACCATATGGGCGAAACTGAATACAATACTTACAGCGGATGGAGAGCAGCTTGTAAAAGAGCAGGTGCTAACGAATTCGACGGAGATCGTGACATTTGCCAAGCTAAGAAGGACGGCAAAGGCGTAGGTGAATGGGACGGCGTAAGTGGTTCCGTTTATGATGACGCACATAAGAAAGCACAGTAATGCGTTTAAATCAAATAACAGAAGGCCTAGCTGACGAATTTGCAGCTATGGCAAGAGCCAAAGGCATGAATCCACGGATTCATGGTACTCCTGAACAAGAGCGTGAGCGCACACGCCAGGCTCTTGCCCAACGAGATGCAGAAAGAGCAGAAGCACAGAAACGCGATACTGAAAATGATATTGCTCAACTTCCGGAATTAAAAGCTCAATATGATAAAATGAAGAGCGAATACGAATCACTAGGCGGAAGTAACTGGCAATATGCAGATCGCGAACAAAACTTATCCGATGGAGAACGCAAGGCTCGTTCAATGGAGCCCGAGTTAAATAACCTCTGGAGAAGAATATCTCGTGCCGAAAAGGCACAAGGTGTAAGCGAAGCAGGACCAACACGTCGTGGTTTTTTACAAAGCATTGGTGCAGCAGGTTTAACTGCGGCTGGTGTTGCATCTGCTAAAGGTGGCGGCGGTGGTGGAGGTCACGGCGGTGGTGGAGGACATGCTAGCTCTGGCGGTCATGCTAGTTCAGGTGGCAAAGGAGGTGGTGGTAAAGGTGCTAGTGCAGGAGCCAGAGGAGCGATGCACGGTGAACCATCTGCTAGATTCGTACCTGGTCAACCATATGTTCCAATAACAGGTCATCATGTTGAACAAGGTGCTGGCAACGATGCTAATAAACAAGAATACATCAAGTTCCTAACAAGTTATGCTAATGCTATTCGTGCAGGTAAGATGACTCCTGAAATGCGTAAGTGGTTGAACAACCATCCTGAAGTCATCGAGGACTTGAAGCGTGGTAAGTATGGATTGACTATGGGTCAACTTAATGCTGACTTGGTAGACATTGAATCTCGCAAGAATTATCACATGATGCGTGAAGGTGTATCTACGACATGGGAAGTTAGTTATGATTACGGTCCACATATGACTAAGACCGTTACGGTCAAAGCTAAATCAGAAGAAGAGGCTGCGGCTAAAGTAGAAAAGGCCGCAGAGAAAAAAGGCCTCAACATAATGATAAACTCTGTAACACCAGTAGAGCAAGGTGTGGTGGAAGGCGATGATCGCGGTAATTATCACAGCATTGCTAGAGCCGCAAACCAAGCAAGTAGAACAGCAAAGTCTAAACAAGATCACGCCAAGGCTGCTGACTTACACGACCGCGCCGCGACATATGGTCTATCAGCGGGCCAAGACCAATCTGTAATTCGTGACCATCAAATGGCAGCATGGGAACACAATCGTGCTAGTAAAAAAATGAAGGAAGATGTGGCGGAGGGCATAAATGACAAACCCGAAACAGGTGACAAGATTGTTTGGTATCATAGCAATCATTATCCTAAACTTGAAGGTGAAGTTGTTGGTTGGAAAGACGGGCATCTAATTGTTAAATCAATTGACCCTAGCCCTAGAAATACAGAAAAGACCGTAGCAACATATCGTGTGCCTAAGAATAATATAATGAGTGTCGAAAAGCAAGGTGTGGCGGAAGACCAATTAGACGAAGCCAAGATTGCTTCAACTGAAGATGAAGATTTCTTTCATAAAGGAAAGAAAGTTGGTAGCATAACAAAAATCACTCTAAAAGATGGTATGGTATTTTACCGTGCAACCGCAGGAAATTCTCATATTTCCGGTTCAGATACCCGTCAAGAAGCATTAAGAGATTTGAAAGAACTCTTGCGTAGAGAAAAAGAGGAAGGTGTGGCGGAAGGCTCGGATAACATCACTGCTGTATTTTCTGGTTATGGAAATTATATGAAAGGTCGTGCTGCCAATGTATTCAAACATTACGGTATTACCGTATTAGACCAACAATATGATGAAGATGAAGATATCGCAGAATATACAGTTAGCGGCAGTAAAGAGGCATTGGATCAAGCAAGAGCATACTTGGAACGCAGTGACCAATTTGGTGGCATGATCCTAAAGCAAGGTGTGGAGGAGGCAGAAAATGTAAGTCATTTACACAAAGCCTTAGACCGTGCTTTGAGTAAAGAAAAGAAAGCAAGCCCTGCACAAGTTCAACGCAACAAAGAGCGTTGGGCACAGCGTCAAGCAGAAAAGAATAAAGAAGTAGACGAAGGTGTAGCAACATCAATGCCAATGCAAGATGCTGTAAAATTATTGCGTCAGTATGGTGCAGATAACTTTAAAACAACTACAAACGAATTACATTTTTATAAAAACGGTCGAGCATTTAGTGTTGATTTGGTAATGAATCCAGATACTACTCGCAGTGTAACTTTAAGCAGTTTAAATGCAGCCACTCGTGGATTAAAAGGTAACAGTGCTTTACGTCAAGCGATTGAATCCATCGATGCAAACCAAAAACGAGTAGGTCAAGTTCCAGGCGAAGAGAAAGCTAAAAAGATCGGACAAGTACTTGCTAAACCTCCTAAGCAACATCCTTTTAAGGGACGCTTAGTAGGCGGTGAATAATACTTGCGTAGAACTTACATAAAATAAAATATAATAAATATTCAAAAGGATTTGGAACATGGATGAATTAATACAAGCACTGAAAAAAGTTTTAGGCAATCACTATGCGTATGCATTGAAAGCACAAAACTTTCACTGGAACGTCGAAGGACCAGACTTTAGTCAATACCACGCACTATTTGCTACAATTTATGATGAAGTATATGGCAGTGTAGATACTATCGCCGAACGAGTCAGAACGCTAGGTGCTTATGCTCCTGGTAGTTTCAGTCGTTTTGCACAACTATCTGAAATCGAAGATCAAGTTGAAGTTCCTAATGCACTATCTATGATTCAAAAACTTCTTGCAGATATAAGTATTGTACAAGCAAGTATTAAGGCATGTTATGATCTTGCCGAAATAAATGGCAATCACGGACTAAGTAATTTAATGGCGGACAGACAAGATGCATTTGCAAAACATGCATGGATGCTAACTGCTACATTAAAAAATAGATAATGCATCAATCGTTAAAAGAATTAGTTAAAGTCAAACTAACTAAAAACCAAATCCTCGCACTCGAGTCTTTTATACAAGATAGGGGCGAGGAAATTTTCAAAAACAGTAACTTACTCAAAGTCATCAACAAAGGTGATTTTGATTTGGTACCTGCTGAGTTATCCAAATGGATTATCGATAGTGGACGAGTTCGCCCTGAGCTCGAAGAGATGCGTAAAAAAGAAATCGCATTGTTTACCGAATAAGTTGACTTTCCGTTTTGCTATGCTATAATACTTACTCATTTTATAGGAGTTATTATGGATCCGCGTATGTTTAGTGCCGATGAAAAGGCAAAAATCAAAAAGCTATTTGCCGAGGGCATTCAAGTGTTAAGCGAAGTTGCCGCACTTAATGAAGGTCTTAACGATACTATTAAAGGTATCGCAGAAGAACTCGACATGAAGCCAAGTGTACTTAAGAAAGCTCTTAAGATTGCTTATAAAAACGAGTTCGAAAAAGAACAAAACGCATTCACTGAAGTTGAAGAAGTCCTTGAAGTTGCAGGTCACCGTTGATCTATAATATCTTTAATTGGATCAAGGAAGACTGGGAAAGTCATCCCTTTAGATTTATCGTCGAAACTTTAGCATGGACAATGAGTATAGGTGCGGCAATTTGGTTTGCCTCATCTGTACCCGCAGTTCCTTTTATATGGTATCTAATGCTAACTATTACTAGTTGTGCTATGTATGCCTGGGCTGCTTGGTCACGCAAAAGTTTTGGTATGTTAGCAAATTATCTTTTGCTAACTACAATCGATAGCATTGGATTATTTAGGATGATTACATGAGCTATGTTGACGCAATTTATGTAAAAGAAAAAGACATCATTAAAGTTGTCGAACGAGTTGAAGGTGTCAGGAAAGAGCGTCAATTTCCTGCACATTATCTTTTTTATTACCCCGATAACAAAGGTCAATACACTGGTATTGACGGCAAGAGACTTAGTAAGGTTGCAGTTGCTACCCATAAAGCTTTTGAAAAAGAAAAGAAAATCTATGGGCACAAGAAACTTTACGAAAGCGACATCAAGCCACTTAATCGTTGTTTAGAAACAAACTATCTAAACAGCGAAGCACCAGAACTAAACAAAGCATTCTTCGACATTGAAGTTGCTTATCATAAAGTAAAAGGCTTTGCGGACCCTAGTGATCCGTTTAACCCAATTACAGCTATTTCCATTTACTGCACTTGGCTAGAAAAACTAATCACATTAGTTATCAAGCCTGACGCAATGGATTGGGAACTTGCACAAACTATTGTTAATAGATTTGAAGACACTATTCTTTGCCAAACCGAAGAAGAAATGTTGGATATGTTCCTTAGCTTACTGGATGATGCTGATGTTATTTCTGGTTGGAACAGCGAAGGCTATGACGTTCCTTATACCGTAAATCGTATCTCACGCATACTTGGCAGCGACCATACTCGTAGATTCTGCTTGTGGGATATGAAACCAAAGCGCAGAGAATACGAAAAATATGGCAAGGTTGCAGAGACATATGACTTTGTAGGTCGGGTGCATCTAGACTATCTTGATCTATATCGCAAGTATACCTATCATGAACTTCATACATATCGACTAGACTATGTCGGTGAAATTGAAATCGGTGAAACTAAAGTTCATTACGAAGGAACACTGGATCAATTGTATAACAATGACTTTGAGAAGTTCATTGCTTATAACAGACAAGATACTGCATTGCTACACAAGCTAGATAAGAAGCTTCAGTATATTGACTTAGTTAATGTTCTGGCACATGCTAACACAGTTACACTCAGAACAACTATGGGCGCGGTTGCTATGACAGACCAAGCTATTATCAATGAAGCTCATAGTCGTGGTTTAATGGTATTAGATCGCAACAGGGGCGAAAGTAGTGAAACACAAGCCGCAGGTGCGTATGTTGCGTATCCTAAGAAAGGCTTACACGATTGGATTGGCTCAATGGACTTGAACAGTCTGTATCCATCCTTAATTCGTGCGCTTAATATGAGTCCCGAAACAATTGTTGGACAGATTAGACTTGTACAAACTAAAGGCGAACTTCGCGAGTGGATGGCAGCAGGCAATGACTTTGCTGCCTATTGGGAAGGTAAGTTTGCAGTTCATGAATATAACTCTGTTATGGAGCGAGATAAAGGCTACGACTTAGTTATTGATTGGGAAGACGGTCGTGCTACAGAAATGTCAGCCGCAGAAGCATACGAATTAATTTATCTAAGTGGTAACCCTTGGATGCTAACGGCTAATGGCACAATCTTTACTTACGAGAAACAAGGTGTTATTCCTGGATTGCTTGCTCGTTGGTATGCCGAGCGTAAAGAACTACAAAAGAAAGCTAAGAGTTGTATTGACAACGAAAAGGAATTTGAGTTCTGGGACAAAAGACAGTTGGTTAAGAAAATTAACTTGAACTCACTGTACGGCGCTTTGCTTAACGCTGGCTCTAGATTCTTTGACCAGCGTATGGGTCAAAGTACAACGCTAAGTGGTCGATGTGTTGCAAAGCATATGGCATCTCAAGTTAATGCAATGTTTACTGGCAAGTATGACCATGTAGGGGAAACAATTATCTATGGTGACACTGACTCTTGTTATTTTAGTGCTTATCCAATCTATAAGAATCAAATTGCTAACGGCGAAGTCGATTGGACCCGAGATAAAATTATTGAGTTGTATGATACAGTTGCCGACGAAGTAAACGCAACATTCACTCCATTCATGAACCAAGCATTTAATTGCCCGAGTTCATATGGCGAAGTTATTAAAGCCGGTCGTGAAGTTGTTGCAAGTAAAGGTTTGTTCATTACTAAGAAGCGTTATGCAGTTCTTATCTATGATAAGGAAGGTAAACGCAAAGACAAGGATGGAAGTCCTGGAGAAATTAAAGCTATGGGGCTTGACCTTAAGCGAGCAGATACTCCAGAATACATGCAAAAATTCTTGGAACGAATTCTTATGCAAGTTCTACTTGGCGAAGGCAAAGATGAAATCGTTGAAGCTATTAACGAGTTTAGAACTGATTTCAAACAAAAGCCAGGTTGGGAGAAAGGCACACCAAAGCGTGTTAATAACTTGACCAAGCATACAGAAGTTTTCCAAAAGACGGGCAAGTGCGGAGTAGGACATGCGTTGGCTGCTATTAATTGGAATAGATTTAAGAAGGCTAACAGCGACCAACGAAGCATGGATATTACAGACGGTATGAAAGTTATTGTTTGTAAACTTAAACCAAACCCAATGGGTATCAACAGTATAGCTTATCCAACAGATGAGATGAGACTGCCAGAATGGTTTAAGGAAATGCCATTTGATAATGCCGCGATGGAAGCTACTATTATTGATAATAAAGTGGATAACTTGATTGGCATTCTCGAGTGGGACATCAGTGCTAGTGACCAAAAAACTAGCTTTGATATGTTGTTCGGCTAACTAAATAAAGAACACAGGACATGTTTGGCACATGTCCTTCACCTAGCAACTTATGTTTTGGTAACATAAAGTTTGACTATCTAAACCTAAATACACTATACTAGTGTATAGGAGAAAAATCTTGAAAGACGCAATTTTTGATATTGTAAGGCATACAGCTAGCCTTGGCTTCTTTGACTTGGCCAAAATTACAGGAACTGACGAAGGTACTGAAGTTTGGACATGCGACGAGAAGAAAACAGTTGTGCTTGATGCTAAACTAAAATCACCAGAAGCTGGATTGGTCGGTGAAGTTGGCTTAGGTAACTTAGGTTTCCTAAACGGCTTAACTAACCTTTACAACAAAGAAGGTGCAGAAGTAGAAGTCCTAACTACTACAAAAAATGGCAACATCGTACCTGACTACATCCAACTCAAGGATGGCGAAGGTAATAGCGACAAATATCGCTTGATGAGTAAAGAAATCATCGACGAACAATTACAGCAAAGTAAGTTCAAAGGTGTTAAGTGGGATGTTGAGTTTGATCCACTTAAGAGCAAAGTAAGTGAAATGAGTCAAAAGGCTGGTATCTACAGCGCAATTGAACCTACATTTACTGTTAAGACCGAAAACGGCAACTTAGTGTTTATCTTTGGTAGTGACACAGGCGGTAGCCACTTTGGTCGAATGGTATTTGCTACCAATGTAGCAGGTACTGTTAAGGAAGGCTATGCTTGGCCCATTGACAAGTTTTTGGCAATCTTAAAGCTTGGCATGGCAGGCGAGTGTACTGTACACTTTAGTCAAGTGGCCTGTATGATTACCATCGATAGTGGCATCGGTGTGTATAACTATATCCTCCCAGGTCATACACGATAATGGATAATATTCAGGAACAAATACTTGCAGAGCTTAAAAAGCAAAACGAGTATTTTGAGAAAATGGACTGGAAGCTTTGGATGCTTCAAAATATGATTAAGGCTATTGCCGAAGAGAATGGTTATACATTTGATATCGAAGAAAACACAGCAACAGTCGAAACATATGAAGAGCCAGTAGAGCGCACAACTTCTGATCTCAAACCTAAATATGATGATAGTAATTGGAGTTTAGAATGACCAAAAAAATGATATGGGTTACTTTCCAAAAGGAAGGTATTCACAAGTATCCAGCGGCATTAACTGATCCTAACTTAGCTACAGGCGACGAATACGATGTTAGCTTTTTAGGATATCCGCATCGTCATATATTTCATTTCAAAGTAGCAATTGAAGTGTTTCATGATGATCGTGACATTGAATTTATTCAATTTAAACGCTGGCTAGAAAACTTATACAAAGAAGCAACATTAACTCTTGACTACAAGAGTTGCGAAATGATTGCAGAAGATGTATATAATCAAATTAACGCAAGATATCCTAATAGGGATGTCTGGATTGATGTAAGTGAGGATAATGAAAATGGATGCCACATTCAATTTAACAAAGGGTAAAGTTCGCACTATGAACCAATACCATAACAATGTTAGTCGTGCGATGATTCACATCAACGACATTAAGTATGACCTACTAAAGATTGCAGAAATGTATGACGGCATTCTGCAAGAAGGCTTAGGTCATTTGGCAGCAGATATGTTCCAAGCATATCTAAGTGACCTCCGTGGTAATGAATGGATTCATGACTACGAAGTTACTGAAATTGTTCTTAAAGAACAAAGCTATACTTACGATGTAAGTATTCAAATTACTAAGGATCGTACTCCTAAGAAACTAAAGATCCACGTCGGTCTTTACAAGAGTGCGTGGCCGGAGTTGGCTGCTACTATGAAATATACAGGCAGCGGATATGTCTCTAAGTAAAAAATCAAGAGTCGACTTACAAGCAAAGAATAAAGACTATGCAGTCTTTCTTCCGAGCATTAGCGGCTTTTACCAAGAGCAAGTAAGCAATCAGCAACAGGATCCTAACTGGATCTCATCTGATCGCTTACCGGCAGAGTTTGAACAAGGAGTAGAAGGACTTAACTTCCTTAACAAGGAACAAGCTTACTTCTACTATCCAGATGCTCTTTACTCTGCTGGTCACGCTCAACTGAATATAACTAAGAGCGCAACAGAAGAAAGTATGATCCAAGACCGGGATCGTAAAAACACTTTCATCTTAGGCGACTCTGGTGGTTTCCAGATTGGTAAAGGTGTTATTAACTTTGACTGGCAACACTTCTGGGAGAAGCAAGGCGATGCAGGTTATATCGGTAAAGCAGATAAAACCCGTATGGCTATTCTTAATTGGTTAGAGTACACTGCTGATTACAGCATGGTACTTGATATTCCAACTTGGGCGGCTGCTCCTATTAACCAAGAACGCACAGGACTTAGAGACTTTAAAGATTGCCTTAACGGAACATTGTTTAACAATGATTTCTTCTTAAAGCATCGTCAAGGTAAAACTAAATTCCTAAATGTTCTGCAAGGCGGTAACAACGTCGATGCTGAGATTTGGTACGAAGCTGTCAAACACTATCCATTTGAAGGTTGGGCGATGGGTGGTAATAACATGAAGGACGTGGACTTAATGTTACGCCGCTTGATTAAACTTCGTGATGAAAAATTGCTAGAGCCAGGTCGTGACGTCATTCACTTCTTAGGTACAAGCAAACTCGAACTTGCTTGTTTGTTAACTGCGGTACAGCGTAACATTCGTGAGCATGTTAATCCTAACATGAAGGTAACTTATGACTGTGCTAGTCCGTTCTTGGCAACTGCCTACGGTCAAATCTATACACAGCATGTACACTTGAATAAGCGTTTTAGTTACATCATGGATAAAGCTATCGACGACAAACGATTGAGTGGTAGTAAGCTTCCATTGCCCTGGACTAGTCCTATCGCAGAACGAGTTACGATGGGCGACTTGTGTTGGTACAAGCCAGGTGATACTAACAAGTTTGGCAAGGAATGTAAAACATCGTGGGATAGTTTCAGCTATGCAATTATGATGGCACATAATGTCTATCAACATATCGAAAGCGTTCAACGAGCAAATGCATTACTCGATACGGCATGTGCATTGCATAAGCCAGATCCAAGCAAGTTTAGCAAAGCTAAAGGTCTAAGTGCAGAACTAAACAACTGGGTTCCGCGAGCAGTTATATATGGTGTCGAACTAATTAACCGTGTGTTTACTAGCGAAACTCCTTATACTGAATTAGACAATGCACAAGCATTATTAGCAGAACTTAATAACAAGAAAACTCTTAAGACTACTGCGGCAAGTCATAGTATGTTGTTTGAAGTCATTGACCAAGGCAACGACAATGATGCAGAAGCTTCTGAAAATTGGGATGAAGATACTGCTAACGAATTACTACACGAAGCATTAGATGAGTAAAGCATTAGTAGTCGGACTAGGCATGGGGCAACAGTATGCCCTGTGGCTAGCCGAATTAGGTTACGATGTTTATACTGTAGATATTGATCCTAGCAAGGCAGCATCCTATACAGATGTTGCTATTGCTTTGGGCGATCGTCCTGTTTTAGACATTGTTTATATCGGTACTCCAAACTGGACACACGAGCCTATTGCTAGACAAGTTGCTCCGCATAGCAAACTAGTATTGGTAGAAAAGCCGGGCGTCAGGTATAGCAAAGATTGGCAACAATTGGTTGCGGCTTATCCAGACACTCGTATTATGATGGTTAAGAACAATCAGTTCAGACCAGAAATAAAACGATTCAAACAATTAGCAGACCAAAGCGAACGAGTATATGTTCGTTGGAATAATGCCAATCGTATTCCGCATCCAGGTAGTTGGTTCACTACTAAATCTAAATCATTTGGCGGAGTGAGCAGAGACCTTATGCCTCACATGCTCAGTTATTACTGTGCGTTGACAAACTATACGCAAGGTGTTAAAATTAAAGGGTACGCAAAACAAAACTATGAACTCGAGGATATTCATAATACTGATTACGGCAGCGTTAATCCTAATGGCACTTACGATGTCGATGACTTCTGTCACTTTGAATTCAAGAATGGCGACACCACTTGGATTTTAAGTGCAAACTGGAAAACAAACTTAGATAACGATGATAGCAGTATTGCGTTTGGTATGAAGAACTCTGCCGTTAGACATGAGCTAGGTTTGTGCCCTGGAGTAGCGTATAAGAACATGATAACACTTGCGATGAACAACCTAAATAACAATGAGTTCTGGCAACAACAGCTAGCACAAGATCTGTGGATTCATCAACAAATAGAAAATCTATGAACAGAGTATTAGTTACAACAGGCGAAGGTGAGTTTGAGGAAACCGCATACGATATTCCTGCATTACTAGAAGACGATCACATTTTCGTTCGTTCAATAATGACAGGCGTATGTCGTAGCGACATCGATATGATGCAAGGCAATTTCGGTCCATTGCCTAAACACATGCAAGGGCATGAAGGACTAGCACAAGTAGTAAGGATAGGTAAAAATGTCAAAGACGTCCAAAAAGGCGACTATGTCGCAACCAGAGGAGAACCAGCTTATGCCGACGAATACATTGTTCGTCCTAGAGAGTATGTTCGCGTTCCAGAGGCTCTTCCTAGATATATCCTTGAGCCCGTGGCTTGCGGCATCAATGTGGTACAGCAACCCATTCGTGAAATTGCCGAACGAAGCGGTCCAGGACAACGACTCTTAATACTAGGCAGCGGCTTCTTAGCTTGGGTCGCTTACAACACAATCAAACTTAACCATTTGGATTTTGACATTACTGTGTTTGGACACAGCAACAAAGAACTTTGGGGAGATGCACTAAGTCCAATATATGATGGGAAGTTTGATGTTGTTATTGATCTTAGCCCGCATTGCGATGTATTCCTAAATGACATGCTCAATAATGAAGCTCTTGTTGTTATGGGTGTAGAGAAGCAAGTAAACACTGACTTTGCTAGATTACTTTGGAAAGCTTGCACTATAGTATTTCCAAGTCCACGCACCGATAAATTCTACAAGTGTATGCAAGATGCGGCATATTGGGTAGAGAATGGTGACCTTGTGGTTGATAACTTTTGGACAAAAGGTTATAATAGAGATACAGAATGGCAACAAGCCTTTGCAGACGGTCTAAACAGACCTGCTGGTTATAGCAGAGGTTACATATATTGGAATAACAATGGCACTTGATACAGTTGAAAGAAAAGCGGCAACATACTTCATCGGCACAGAAGTAGAACATACAGCAATGTACAATGAAAAAACTTTGTTTGTTGTAGGAGTTCGTCCTGTTGATGAAGTCGCGAAACATGCTAGACAGCATAACATTCGTCATTTATACTTTGGCACAAGTCAAAGTTTCCATCCTAAAACAAATGAAGAGTGGGCAGAGTGGAATAACATGATTACTCCACTACTACAAGAAGGCTTCTGGGTTACATTAGACTTTGGTGTAGAATATGCAGATACTTTGCATGAAGAAGGATGGTGCGAGTTTAATACTTTTATTCCTATGATTAGTGTTAAGCTTCCTTACATTAAGTTATACAACTATAATGCAACTCTTAAGATTGACGACACCACATGGGGTCACAGTAATCCAGGAGTATGGTGTCATAGTTTACATGACTTAATGGATCGTAAAGTTTACACCGACTGGAAAGACTATGTAGGAGACGAACCAGTAAATGGCTAAAATTTTCTTAGTTGACTTAGAAGCAGTCGAAACCCGTTACACAGGAGAATGGAAACATTATGTACCCGAAATACTTACGAAACAAGGACATCAAGTTCAAATTATCTCTGGTCCTACGGACATTCCTAGTGCCACTACTCCTGGTGCCTTTCTTAATTTTGGGGGCACTAATATTTACAAGTCTGCACAAGTTGAGCAGATGGGCCGTTTATTTTGCGACGGAGCCGTTTGCCCCGGCGATCACTTTATTTTTACTGATGCTTGGCACCCTGGTATTATCAACTTGAAATACATGAGCGAGCTTCTTAACATTCCAGTTAAGATTCACGCATTGTGGCATGCCGGTAGCTATGACCCTGCCGACTTCTTAGGACGCTTAATTGGTGATGCTCCGTGGGTTAGACATGCAGAGAAAAGCTTCTTCCACGCTATTGATTATAACTACTTTGCCACTAGCTTCCATATCAACATGTTTGCTAAAAACTTGCTAGATACAAACATTGGTACAATGTACAATTATAAAGAAGCTAAAAAGATTATTCGTACAGGTTGGCCCATGGATTATATGGATAATACTTTGCAAGTTTACAAAGGTATGAAGAAAACAAATACCATTGTATTCCCACATCGTATTGCACCCGAGAAACAAGTTGAAATCTTCCGTGACCTAAAAGAACAACTACCACAATATAACTTTGTTGTTTGCCAAGATCAGCAATTAACAAAGAATGAATATCACAATATTCTTGGCGAGGCTAAAATTGTGTTTAGTGCAAGTTTGCAAGAAACACTAGGTATCGGCTGTTATGAAGGTTCTATTGTTGATGCTATTCCAATGGTACCAAACAGACTAAGCTATAGCGAAATGTATTTAGACGAGTTTAAGTATCCCAGTGTATGGACTGCCGACTTTGACCACTACAAAACTCGTAGAAAAGACGTTTGTGATAAAATTGTCGACTACATAGAAAACTATGAGTCATACTTGCCAGCACTTAAAAAGCAAACTGCTTTGCTTACTAATGATTTCTTCAGTGCAGGCGATTTATTAAGGAACATAAATGATTAAAGTACAATTTACGGGCAGTAGCCCAAACATGTATCAAAATGATCGCAGTTACAACCTGCCTAGCATCACTGGTGCAGTGCAATGGAATGGGCAAAACAAATGGTTCGAAGTTAGCACTGGGTCTGGCTGGCAGCGTATTGACAATACTGTGGAGTTCAGCGTTAATCAACCGTCACATCCCGACCTGTGGTCAATGCATTATTGGATTGAAGAACAAAAGAAAGAACAGGCTAAGGAAAAGGAATTGCGTAGTAAATATCCAGCACTAGACGAAGCTTATAAACACATGGAGTTTATTAGAGAAATCGTTAAAGCTGGACCAGAGCAAGAGAACGAGTCTGAAGCTGGGCTAGTACAATCAGGACCATGATATTTACTAAAGTTCGATCATTAAAAGAGCAAGGCAAGAAAATTGGTATTACATTTAGTACATTCGATCTTCTCCACGCTGGTCATGTTGCCATGCTTGCCGAAGCAAAAAACCACTGCGACTACCTTATCTGCGGATTACAAACAGACCCAACCATTGATAGACCAGATACGAAAAATAAACCCATCCAGAGTATTGTGGAGAGACAAATTCAACTTGCGGCGTGCCGTTATGTTGATGAAGTGGTTGTGTACTCCACAGAACAAGACCTCGTTGACCTCCTACTTATTCTCCCAGTTGATGTCAGAATACTTGGTGTCGAATATGCAGAAAAGGACTTCACTGGCAGAAGTGAATGCGAACTCAGATCCATCGACATTGTCTTTAACGGTCGAGATCACTCCTTTAGTTCCAGTAGCTTGCGTAAGCGTGTCTATGATAGTGAAGTCGAAAAACGAGGATAAAGAATGAAAACAAAAGTAGCGGTTATTGGGTTAGGATTTGTTGGAAGTGCAATATATACTTCCTTTCAACTCTATCAACCTACACTCGAAGTAGTAGGTATAGATCCTGCCAAAGGATATAACACACCATTATCAGATATCAAAGACTTTGACGGTGTGTTTGTATGTGTGCCCAGTCCACAGTTAGAAGATGGTAGTTGTGATACAAGCATATTGGAATCAGTTATAAAAGAACTAGATCAAGTTGGGTTCAGCGGCGTTATTATTAGTAAAGTAACAGCACCGCCGGCTGTGTATCAAAAGCTACAAGAACAACATAGCAACCTAGTTCATGCACCGGAGTTTTTAACTGCGGCTAATTCCTTTATTGATTATAGTACTGGCAAGTTTGCTATCATAGGAGGTCGTATTTCTGCATTTCGTTCGGAAGCAGAACGGCTTATTAGAATTAGTCAAACAAAGTTAGAAACCGTTATGCATTGTAGCATCGGAGAAGCAAGTTTAGCAAAGTACAGTATTAATTCATTCTTAGCTACCAAAGTAGTCTTTATGAATGAAGTTGCCAAACTAACAGAAGCATCAGGTTGTAATTGGGAAACTGTTAGCAGTTTGATTAATCTAGATCATAGGATCGGTTCCAGTCACATGAAGGTACCCGGTCCGGATGGGGAATATGGCTTTGGTGGCCATTGTTTCCCAAAGGATACTAACGCATTGCTCAAATACGCAGAATCCGTTGATTCTAATCTAAGCGTTTTGGATGCCGCGGTAAAGAAAAACCTAGTAATTAGGTTGACTGATCCTAAATAATAGTTGTATAATCTAAATACATTTGTGACCCACCACATTAACTCGGAGAAAAAATTGACAATACTAAAATATAGAGAAGAAGACGGACGACCTCTTAGCCAGGTTATCCGCGATAGACTTAAACGCGATAACAAACGCTTTTGGGCAGGCGATAACATTAGTGATTATATCAGCGATGTTGAAAAAGATGCTCTAATCGACGAAGCAACTACAGCATTTGAACAAGTGCTAGACACATTGCTAATTGACAGGGAAACAGATCCCAACTCACAAGGTACAGCAAGACGTCTTGCTAAAATGTACTACAATGAAATAATGGCAGGTAGATATGATCCAGCACCAGACGCAACAGCATTTCCAAATGATTCGAAGGACCGTTATGAAGGCATGCTGGTTGTTCGCAGTGAGCTTCGCAGTATGTGTAGCCATCATCACCAACCTGTGGTTGGCGTTGCTTATATTGGTATTATTGCTGCCGAGAAACTCATTGGACTTTCGAAGTATACAAGAATCGCCCAGTGGTGTGCAAGACGAGGTACTCTCCAGGAGGAACTTGCTAATGACATTGCTCGGGAAATCGAAAAAGCCACAGGGGCAAAAGACCTAGGCGTTTATATTCAAGCAGTTCACGGATGCTGTGAGAATCGAGGCATTATGGCTCATAGTAGCTTAACACAGACAACAGTGTTAAGAGGTGCATTTAAAGATGATATGGGTACAAAGAAAGAGTTCTTTGACAACATCAAAATGCAACAGGAATTTGCGCCACGATAATGGCAAATCAATTTCCATTTCACGGAATAACAGGACCTGCGGGTCCTATTGGTGCTATTGGTGCAACTGGCAGTAACATGTCTTGGACTAATAGTGTATCGACTAGTGCATTTGAAATACGACAAAATAATAGTATCTTGCGTATCGATACAGACGGAACAATTACAACTCCCGGTGCAGGTAGTATACACGCTGACGAATGGATTGAAACTATTAAACTCATGAAACAACTTATCATGGATATTGGCAGAGATCCAGAACTTAGCGAAAAGTTTCCTTACTTAAAGGAAGCCGCACATAAATGGCTAATGAAGGAGCTATCTAAATGAAGGTTTATAGAATTACTCCGCTTGAAAAGAAAAGCATCTACTACAAAGCGGAAATGTATAGAGACAATCCAGACGGTACTATAAGCTGGTTTAATGTAGAAGATCATTACCGATGGGGTCAGGGCTTTATTAATGAAGATATGGATTGCAATCTTCCTCTTAAAGATAGTGAAGAAGCATATTGTGATCCAACTGCCGGCTGGGGAGCAGAATTAGACGATCAAGTTGCTTGTTGGTTCGAATACAGCGATGACATTCCACAAGAAGAACGAGATCAAATTGAAGAAGCATATCACGAAGGCGGCGCTGGGTTCTTACACGACGGTGACCATGAATGGCAAGTTGAAGATGATTACATAGTTGTAATAGGTCCTTTCAAAGTTGATTTATGTGAAGAAGATGGCACTGTATTACAAGAAAATATTCCACTAAGAACAAGGGGTGAATAATGGCAACATGGAAAATATCTAATAGAGAAAAGAAAAGCTGCGAAGAACGCACATTCTGGACGAAGGACGGCGTTACTGTTATTCGTACAGAAGGTTTCCGCTGGGGAACTTTTACAGTGGAAACTACTGACGACAATCCGCCAGAGGGCATCACGGAAGAGAATGAAGACGGAATTGACATGTATGGTTATTCTGGCGAAAATGCAGAAGATGGTGCTCAACTTGATATAATGGATGACGGCTGGTATGGCGACTGGGAGTTTCCAGACGATATGGACGAAGAAGAACAAGAGCGCATCATAGAAGGCTGGGACGAAGACAGCTATGATTTTATGGAAGGCGACGGATGGTACAACGACGAAACAGAAGCTTGGTTGTTTGGACCACTTGACATCGAAAGGATAGATTAAAATGGTAACAAAACCAAAAGCAACTAAAAAGACTAAAGAGCCAGCAAAGGCACCAAAAGTTAAAGTAACAAAAGCTAAGAAAGAAAAAATCACAACTTGGCCACATGTTGTTAAAGGTACTCACTTAACTGTAACAACATACGAAGACGGACACACTGAATTAGTTTGGGATGACGAACAGTTAGCTAAAGAAGTTCACGATGCTATTGCTAGCGTAGAATTAGCGAATATGAAGCCAGCAGTAAGAGCTAAAGTTGCAGTTCGTAAAAAGAAAGAAGCAGAGAAAAAGGCAGTACCAAAGATTACCGCCGCAAAGAAAACTAAGAGTAAAAAGTAATGCCGACATTCCTTTCTATCATAGGATTTATTATTAGTATGGGTCTTGTATCATATGTAGTGAACAAGACTATACTCAAAAATATAAAAGGATGCAGTGGCGATTGTAATCAAGGACGCCGCGCATGTAATTGTTCAGAATAACATGTCCAAATCTATATTACTCAATATTAACTTTTGGGAAGCAAAGCAGTTAGAATATTGGTTGAAAGATAATTATCCAGATTGTACTATTAAACCAGTTAACCACGACTTATATGTTCCGCCCGAAGAACACGAATACTATCGAGTAGAAGGTAAAATTGATGTTGACTTGTCATGTATATTACAGTTAAAATATGGGTTATCAGATAATCATTTAAACCATGGAAAAAATTAAAGTAAGCGAAATCTTTTATAGCGCACAAGGCGAGGGACGCTTTATTGGTGTCCCTAGTGTCTTTTTTAGAACCTTTGGATGTAACTTCAAATGCCCCGGCTTTGGATTACCGCCCGGTGTAAAAACTACAGAGCCAGACGAAATAGGTGCTAAGGTTCATCTATACAAATCATTTATGGATCTGCCATTAGCTAACAGTGGATGCGATAGTTATGCATCTTGGCATCCTGCATTTAAACATTTAAGTCCAAGCTATTCTGTCGATGAAGCAGTTGATGCAATGCTTAAACTCACACCCAATAATAAATGGACACAAACTAACGGCAACGATGTTCATCTTGTTATTACCGGCGGTGAACCATTGCTAGGTTGGCAAGCCTTATATCCAGAACTACTAAGTCATAACCGCATGAAAGACTTACATAATCTTACATTTGAAACTAATGGTACTCAACCATTACATCATGCGTTTAAGTATTTCTTAATGGACGGTTTTAGACTTCCACGAGATAACATTACATTTAGTGTAAGTCCTAAGCTAAGTGCAAGTGGTGAGGCATGGAACGATGCTATCTGTCCTGATGTAGTTAGAGAGTATCAACAAGTAGGTTACACTTATCTAAAGTTTGTTGTAGATAAAACAGCAGACTTTGAAGAAGTAGAAGCCGCAGTAAATGAATATCGCAAAGCCGGGTTCCAAGGTCCAGTTTATGTTATGCCTGTTGGTGGTACAGATAATGCATACTTTGCAAATAGCAAACATATCGCAGATGTTGCATTGGAAAAAGGATACCGTTATAGTCCACGTCTACATGTAGACATTTGGAGCAATGGGTGGGGCAAGTGAAAAAACAGTTGTTGCTTACACGAAAACAATTCGAAGAAATTAAAAAGGTTTTCGAAGAGTACGATATAGATTATATTCTTTTGACTAAAGATAATTCGTCTGGCATTGGTGAAAACGTCTATATGGAATTTGATCCTTTGCGTACAATTACAAAAGATATAACAGACTATGAAGCGTGGTAATAATGGAAACACATAAAAGAACAATAGTTAGAATGATTAGTTACCGTATTACCGCGTTACTGCTTACGATCCCAGTTACTTACTGGTTAACAGGCGATTGGACTAAAGCGTTCGAAGGTTCTGTTTTAATTCACTTAATACTATCATTGGATTATTATATACACGAACGCATTTGGTTAAAGATTAAATGGGGTAGAGAATGAAAGCACAAAAACCAGCTCAGGGTATTATGTTACAAGGCGACTTCGGTAACAGCAAAAACTTCAAAGTAGAATGTGATTGTTCCAGTGACGATCACTCTGTCTATATGTGGATTGAAGTATCAGAAGATAAAGACATTCCAGATGTGGAAGTCAGCTTCTATGTAAAAACCTGGACGCCAGTATGGCAAGGATGGGGTCAACGCCTTAAAGCAGTATATGAAATTTTGTTTAAAGGCGTACACAGACAAGAACATCATATGCTTTTAAATAAGCAAAGTGCATTGAACTTTGCAGAGACTATCAAGCAAACAGTTAAAGAAATGGAAGGAAAGAAATGAGTTATCTATTTACAAGTGAGAGTGTTTCAGAAGGACATCCAGATAAGGTAGCTGATGCTATCAGTGATGCCGTTCTAGATTTAGTTATGTCCAAAGAAGATACTTCTTTGCGTTGTGCTTGCGAAACATTAGTAACAACTAACAGAGTTGTACTAGCAGGCGAATATAAAGGTATTCTACATGAAGAAGAAGTAGAAAGTGCAGTCCGTAAGGTCATTAAAGACATCGGATATGAGCAACAAGGATTTGATTGGCGCACTGCTGAAATCACAAACCTATTACACGAACAAAGTGCCGATATTGCTCTTGGCACTGATAATTTTGGTGCGGGCGATCAGGGTCTAATGTTCGGTTATGCATGTAATGAGACTAGTGCTTATATGCCCAGCGCCATTTATTGGAGCCATCGTATTGTAGAAGAATTAGCTCGTTTACGCAAAGTAGGCACAATAGCTTGGTTAGAGCCCGATGCCAAGAGTCAAGTTACTTTTGAATATAACGATGATGGTACGCCAAAACGAATTGCAAAAGTTGTTTGCTCAACACAACACGCACCTGATGTTGATTTGTATGCGTTGCGTTTGGGTATTACGGAAATTATTCGTGCAATTTTACCTAAAGAATATGTTGATACAAATACTGAGTTTTACATTAATCCTACTGGTCGTTTTGTTGTAGGCGGACCTGATGGGGATACTGGACTCACAGGCAGAAAGATTATTGTGGATACTTACGGTGGTTACAGTCCTCATGGCGGCGGCGCCTTCTCGGGAAAAGATCCAACTAAGGTAGACCGCAGTGCCGCATACATGATGCGTTACATTGCCAAGAACATTGTAGCAAGTGGTCGTGCATCTTGGGCTACATGTCAAATCAGTTATGCTATTGGTATGGCTGAACCTATGAGCTTCTATATCGAATGCGAAGATAAGGCCTTAGCTAGAGACTTAACAATGCTCATTCCAAAAGTAGTTGACCTTACACCAAAAGGGATTATTGACAAGTTCCAATTGTTCCGCCCTATCTATAGCAAGACAACTAACTATGGACACTTTGGCAAAGATTACTTGCCATGGGAAAAAGTAGACTTATTTTAATTATGATTGATTTATTTAAAAACCTATTCAAAGGCAAACAGCCTACCAATCCAAAGGAAAGTAAAGAGCCTTGGGTTAATGTAGTTAACACAGACTTTGACGAGCAAAACCCTCGTCAAGGTTTCATGGAATTGGAATGGAACGCTGCCTTTATCCAATTTCTAAAAGACCACGGCTACGAAGGTAAAACTGACGAAGAAATTGTCGACAAATGGTTTACCGAATTGTGCAGGAACATTGGTGCTCAGTTTGATGAAGAATCCAAATTTGTAGCTAATGCAGATGTCTTGCCCAAAAAGCGTAAAAAAGTTGACACAAAAAAGCAATAACGCTACAATACAATCATGAGTAAACTTAACTGGAGTTTCAAGGTCAATTTTGTTGGCGAAGATTTTATCCTTCTTTCCTTTAAAAAGAAGGACGAAGAAAACTGGTACGAGCTCTTACTTTCAGTAAGAGAATACACAGAGCTAATGACCTTGCTCCAAGCATTTAATATGCAATTCGGTTCACAAATTGAAAACAAACTTCTTCAACATTATCTAAATGGCTAAAACTTATCTTCTCGTAGATGCCGCTAATATGTTCTTCCGGGCACGACATGTTGTTCGCGGCGAAGACCCTGAAACTAAAATTGGTATGGCTTACCATATCATGTTCAACAGTATCAACAAAGTATGGCGAGACTTTAAAGGCAGTCATGTCATTATCTGTCTCGAAGGTCGTAGCTGGCGCAAAGACTTTGATACTAACTATAAAGCAAATCGGGCGGCTGCTCGTGCCGCCTTGACGGTTAAAGAAGCGGAAGAAGATAAAATGTTCTGGGAAGCTTTTGACGAGCTCAAAACTTTCTTCCAAACTAAATCTAATTGTAGTGTATTACAACACGAAAACTGCGAAGCTGATGATTTTATCGCTCGCTGGATTCAGAGTCACCCTAACGACGAGCATGTTATTGTAAGTAGCGACAGTGACTTCTACCAATTGCTTGCACCAAATGTTAGACAGTTTAATGGTATTAGTAAACAACTAATTACAGTTGAAGGTATCTTCGACGAAAAAAACAAGCGGGTACTAGATAAGAAAACTAAAGAACCACTAGCGCCGCCAGATCCTGCTTGGCTACTGTTCGAAAAGTGTATGCGTGGTGATAGTTCAGATAATGTCTTTAGTGCTTATCCAGGTGTGCGCGAGAAAGGTACCAAAAACAAAGTTGGTCTTCGCGAAGCGTTTGCCGATAAGGATACCAAAGGATATAATTGGAACAATATGATGCTTCAGCGTTGGGTTGACCATAATGGTGTCGAACATCGTGTGCGTGATCGTTATCTACATAATAAGAAGCTAATTGACTTGACAGAACAGCCAGATGAAATTAAACTAGCGTTAGATACTACAATTACAGAAATTACAAATAAAGAGCCGGTTAAGCAAGCAGGCTTGCATTTTGTTAAATTTTGCGGTAAATGGAACCTTGTCAATGTCGCCGACAGAATGACAGAACACAGCGAATACTTAGGAGCGGCTTATAAATGATTTTAGCAAAGAGTGTTATCAAGGATAAATTTTGGATACTAGAAGAAAATGCCCAGCGGGTGGGTATGATGAACTTCAAAGATAATAGCTACAGCATTAATCTAAAACGAAAAGACTACACAGCAAAAGACAGCAAGGATCTTAAGATCCTTGGTATTGAATTTGTTGTTAGAGACTTTAAACACGGCGGACACTTGGAAGTACTCGGCTATCCTACCGATCAAGAAGAAGTCTATAATGTAAAAGACATTGATGGCTATCCTACTTTTACTAAAAAAGCCGCAAGCAAAAGTACCCATGTAGCTGGTTGGTACGGTTTAAAGTTTAAAAACGGCTGGGTTTGTAGCTTATGCCCGCGTCTAACTACAATTAAAACTAACACCCATGTTGGCCCTTATAAGACTAAAATGGACTTGAAAGTTGTTTTGGGTCAGCAAAAAGATAGCGTTATCGACGACGAAGAATAATTAAAATAGCTTTTAATCGCTTCTCTGATAAATAATACTATCGGAGAAACGAATGGCTAGACCAAAACCAACAATATTATTAACACATACGGATCCAGGAACATACAAAAGCGACGAGATTTTGGAAGCTGATGCCATCTATGCGGTATTCTACAAAAACAAACCTTTTAACCTTCGTACATTCCTGAATAGTCTGCAAGATTATCCCGGACCTAAATATAAAAAGGTATCGTTTAGTAATCCAGGACATGCTTTTAACCTAATGGAAAAGTTAAACAAGTTATTCAAGTGTTCGGACTTTACTGTAGTTGAGCTAAAAGAAGGTACAGTTGTCAATGAATACGAACTTATCAAAAGAGCAGAAAAGTAAGTTAATACTAGACACTATACAACAGTCAGTGGATCTTCCACTGACTTTTTTTAAGGTTTTTAAAAACGACAAAGGCACAAGGTTCACTGGTATTGGATTTGAAATAGCAAAAACTTTATGGAATACATACACAGTTAAGCTACCGCAACACTATGTCGTTCTAAACAAAACTCTGCTACTCTTAGACGAACGCATGGATTGGCCATACTATTTGAGCAAAACGAAACTGGTATTATTCAGCGAACTAGATGCTTTTGAATTTTCACTATATCAAGGAGACATAAATTTATGGGCCAACAAATTCTAAAAACATTACAAGAACAAGGATATTGTGTTGCCAAAAATGTCTTAGATATCAAATGGATAGAACAACTAAACTCTTTAACTAGTTTACTAATACCACAGCGTGGGCATGACTATAATTCTAAATATTTTCCAAGACAACGATTAGCAGAAGCAGACAAATTTGCTATATGGTGGAGTCAACAAGTCACTACATGGGTAGGGGCTAAGGAAATCAACAATAAATTACTTGAAATAACAGAAGGTTGGTTTAATAATAATTGCGTGTATGTAAGTGATGTTATTAGCAATGAACCTGGCAATCAATTCGTAAAGCCGCATATAGATAGTCCTTACAGGTTTGATAAGTGGCACGAAAGTTTTGAGCTATTGGGTGTACAATGTATTATTCCGTTATGTGATTTCAACGAAGAGAACGGTGGCACAGGAATCTATCCAAGCAGTCATTTAAAGAACTGGGATGTGCAGGAATCATATAAAGGCAAATATACAGCAGAGTTTATGGAACATGTTTATCAACCCGAAATGAATGTAGGAGATGTGTTGATATACAATCCGAGAGTTTTGCACAGTACAATGCCAAACAACACAAACACAGTAAGACGGGCGTTGTTAACACATATCACAACAAAAGAAATGGTTGTGGAAATGAAGTCTGTTGATAATATTTGGTTAGAATGACCAAATTGTGTAAACGCTTTAATAGGCTAAGGCGTTATTATATTAGCAAGTATAAGTCTTGCTAGATTTCTATCAAAGGAGATAAACATGAAATCATTAGTCGCTATCATCGCCGCATTAGGCATCGCTACAGCATTCGCCGCAGAACCTGCAAAAGCACCGGAAGCAGTTAAGGCACCGGCAGCTACAGCAAGTGCTCCTGCTACACCGAAGGAAATGCCCAAAGTCGAAAAGCCAGCTAAAAAGCACGATAAGAAAGCAGACGCCACTAAAAGCGAACCTGCCAAAGATCAAAAAGCCGAAGCTCCTAAGAAGTAATCCGCTAAGACTTTCTTCGATAAAATTTCTTGGCAGTGATCCATATGACTTACCAGACGACGAAGACATACTGGTAAACAATTTAAGACCTGCCAGGACTTTTAAATTCGTTCCAATATTTGATGACGAAGTAGAAGACCACATAGCCAAACGCTTAGAGCAAGCTCGTATGTTGGCGTTAAAAGCATACAAAGAAAAGTGGACCTAGTGTCCACTTTTTATTTTGACACAAATATACCAATGTGTTATTATAACTATACCGACCACTCAACTAAGAAAGGACTCCAAAATGGCAAAAGTCACTCTAGACCGGGCACTGTTCAAGGTTGTATTCACTGAGTATGATCGGTTCTCTGGTCAAAAGCACTGGGATACCGAGTATTACGACAACGAAGAAGAAGCTCGCAATCGTGCTATCTCTTATAACAAAGAGCACAATAACCTAGACTATGCGCCTGAATGGTATGTCCGAGCAGACTATGCAGGTAAAGTAAACTAAAGTATACAAAAAAGAAAATGAAGTCAGTAATTAAGTTAAACGGCAGGCATAAGTTGTACAAGGATTTGCGTATGTCTCATGCCTGGCGTTTTACCGATTATGGTAAACATGCCAAGGAAATTCAAGCAATTGAAAGTTTCCTCCGTGATCGTTATGGCGATCAAGAATGGGGATGGAAGTTTCATGTTCGACATTCATGGGAATTTAAAAAACAGTGGGCTACATACTGGAGCGACCCCAAGCGAGATCGTCCACGCATTTACTGGATTGGCGTCAAGGATCCTGAAATCATTTTGATGGCGGGTCTGTGCGGGCTCACGACTTAATTGACACAAATTGGTTTTGGGCATATAATACAAGTATGAAAAGAACCAATGACATCCTACAGTGGGCGGGCACAATTTGTATACTTTCTATGTATGCAGTTATGAGCTTTCGCAAAGACCTTTATCCGCTTAACTTGATCCTAGGTGTAGCAGGAAGTATACTTTTTCTTACATGGGCTTGGCGAACAAAAAATACTCCCCAGAGTATTGTAAACCTTGTTTCTGTAGTAATTTGTAGTATAGGTATCTACAATTCATAAATTGGCACAAATTGGTTCTTGCGTTATAATACATACATGAACAAAACAGGACTGAAATGAAAATCTTCATTGTACAAATCGATATGTCTGACGCTTACGATGGCACCGATTGGCAAAATGCTGACTTGGCTTTCAAGTCCAAAGAACATGCGGAAGCTCACATCGAGCAAGTAATCGAAGAATACGGCATTGAGCGTAAAGGCCTGCGTATTGTTGAATTGGAGTTGGTATGAACGAACGAATTAACGAACTTATCAAACAGTCATACAAGACTGTCCAATTTGAGAGCGGGTATTCGCAAACATATTTCAGCCAAGAAAAGTTCGCCGAGTTGATTATTGCTGAATGTATTGAGATTGCCCGCGAAGAAGAAGGCCATTCGCCTTTTGAAGGTCCTGTAGAAACTAAGATTAAACTATATTTCGGAGTCGAAGAATGAACCTGCAAACCGTAGCAGAGAACCTGCGTAACACAATTGCCGGCAAGGAAAAGTATCTTGCTCAAGTTGATTCTGCTCTTGCTGAAGGTGTCGCTAGTAGTCAACTTCGTATTGCATTGTCAACTACCCAAGAGTTTCTGCAAATCAATATTGACGAACTCAAGCGGATCCTATCCGATGTAGAGAAGTGTGTGGACAAGGATGTAGAACAAAGCTGGCGTGACAATCCGGACCGTATGGGCGGACAGTTTACGCAAGATGAAATTGACAATGCGGAGAAATGGTAATGATTAAGATTGACGGGCTAACTGCCGAGCAGGTTGACATGCTGGAAATTATTTGGAGTTTCAAAAGCAAAGACGAATACTTCGACTGGCTTGAACAACTTGACGAAGATGACATGGAAATGGCACAAGGGCTAATGCGTCTGCTTGCTATTGCAATAATCGACGAGGCTCAAGAAGAACTTACAGATCCTTACAAAGATGCAAGATTGGTTATCCAAAAGATCCAATCAAAATTTGACACAAAATAAATAAACCAGTACAATAGAAGAATTATGAAACGAGAGATTATCACTGCTAAACTGCCAAAACAGAAGCGCCGTGCTGACTTCTTGTTCCATAACGGGCAATTCAAACCAAAGACAGAGCAAAACCGCAAAGCCTATAATCGCAAGAAATTGGCAAAAACGGATATTGACACAAATTTGGATGGTTGCTAAAATAGAGGTATGGTGAGCAATGGTGCAATCCATACATTTTTACACACACAGAGAAAAGGAAACTTTTAAAATGGCTACTTCTAAGACTTTCAAGGTTATCGGTATTTCTACCCTTAACGGCAAAACTAAAGTTCGCTTTGCGAACGATTTGGCAAGTCGCATCAAGAATCTTGTCAAGAACAACCACACCGACGTGGAACTGTTCGAGCTGCCTGAGGCTATGACTAAGGAAGCTGGCATTGCTTATGCCAAGGCGAACAACCTGTTCGCAGTACCTGCAGACACAGACACTTCTGCAGAAGATGTAGTTGCCGCCGCTCAAGGCGAGTAACCCCTACAAGCGGTGGGGGTGCAATTCCCCCACACTTTCCCTAACTTTAAGGATAATCCATGAGTAGATTACAACTGCATGGCAGACCGTGGGTGGTATTTGACGCAAAAAACAAAGATCATCGCCGGTGGTTTGCTGACTTTAATGAAACACTGTCGTGGGGTCGTTGTCCTGTTCGTTTTGTAGTAAATGACGATCATGGCGACTTGCTCACAATGATCCAACGAGAACTTATTAAATTTTATGTCGACAAAGAATTCAAAACCAAACAACCTGCCTAAGTCCATTCCTAGTTCAACTGGTGGAATCATCACTTTTACGCCCACTGGTTTGATCCACACAGCCGCAAAGCGTTAATTGACACAAATTCATTTTGGTCATATAATACATACATAGCGTAACAAAACAGGAGCACATTATGTCTAAACGCAATTCGCAAATCAGCCAAGACATTGCACGACTGAAAGCATGGTTGAGCACTTTTGGTTGCAATACTATTTTCCGGAATCAGATTTATATCGAATTCCAAAAAGGTATCGAGGGTCTAGTCCGTAAAGCCGAAGCTCTTGGTATTCTAAAACGTCTGCCTAAAGTCAAAGGCGCTGTGGCATTCCAAATCGTTTAATTGACACAAATTCATTTTGGTCATATAATACATACATAGCGTAACAAAACAGGAGTCGAAGATGGCGTTTGTTTCCCAAGAGCTGAAAGCTAAACTGGCACCCCGCATTAAGGCAATTTGCAATAAGCATGGTGTTAAGGCTTCCATTGCAGTTCGCAATCATATGACACTGGTACTCAATATCAAATCTGGAAAGATTGACTTTGGTGGTACTAACATTGATGTGAACACTTATTGGTATAACGAACACTTCAAAGACAAGCCTAAAGCACTGGCTTTCTTGAGCGAAGTCATTCCTGCAATGAACAATGGCAACCACGACCGTAGCGACATCCAGTCTGACTACTTTGATGTAGGTTGGTACATTGACGTTAACATCGGCAAGTGGAACAAACCGTACACTGTCGAAAGTGTTTAATAGACACAAATCCCCAAACCTCGTATAATACACATATTGCAAAACAATTTAAGGAGTAAATGCAATGGCTAAGAAAGATGCAGTGACCGAAGGTCGTACAGTTAAAATTAGTGAAGCCAAGCGACTGGTTCGTCGTGCAATGGCTGTCAAGCGTCCCGTTTTTATGTGGGGCCCTCCAGGCGTAGGCAAGTCCGATCTGGCTGCTCAGCTGGCAACAGAAATGGGCGGTGCTCTTGTTGACGTTCGCTTGAACCTTTGGGAACCTACTGACATTAAAGGTATCCCGTATTACAACTCTAAAGAAAATACAATGAGCTGGGCTCCTCCTAGCGAACTGCCTACTAAAGAGTTTGCCTCAAAGCATCCTATCGTTGTTCTGTTCTTGGACGAACTTGCAGGTGCTCCTCCTGCTGTTCAAAGTGCGGCTTATCAGCTGATCCTGAACCGCAAGGTTGGTACTTACGAACTGCCTGACAATGTTGTCATTATGGCGGCTGGTAACCGAATGACTGACAAGGGTGTTACTTATCGTATGCCTACTCCGCTGGCTAACCGTTTCGTTCACTTTGAACTGCGAGTTGACTTTGCTGACTGGAACGTCTGGGCTCTACAAAATCGTATCCACCAAGACGTGGTTGGTTACCTGAACTATGCTAAGGGCGACCTGTACAATTTCGATCCTACTGTCCATGACCGTAGCTTCGCAACTCCTCGTTCTTGGAGCTTTGTGTCTGACCTGCTTGACGACACTATGACTGAAAACGAGCAGACTGACATGGTGGCAGGTTGTATTGGTGAAGGCCTTGCAATTAAGTTTATGGCTCATCGCAAGATCAGTGCCGATCTGCCTAACCCTGCAGACATCCTTGCAGGTAAGGTTAAGGAACTGAAGATCAAAGAAGTGTCCGCTATGTACTCTTTGACTACTGGTATGTGCTACGAGCTGAAGGACGGTTACGATAACGCCAAGAAGACTGGCAAGCTAGACACATGGCATAGCCAATGTGAACACTTTATCCAGTTCATGATGGATAATTTCGAACCTGAAATGGTTATCATGGGTGCTCACACTGCGCTCAAGAACTACAACCTGCCGTTCGACCACAAGAAGCTGAAGAACTTCCCAGACTTCTTCAAGCGTTATGCACATCTCGTCGTCGACGTCAGTAACTAATGGGGCGGGGGACTTGATCCCCCTTTCCCCTTATGTAATGCAACTGGCATATGGAGATCTAGATTATGTTAGAAGTGTGTTTGGTACTACAGATATCAACAGATATGATCTAGAACTTTATTATAATAATGCTAGCAAATACTGGACAAAGATAACAGGTGTAGAAGAAAAGATGCGAGAGCAGATAGGTAAATGGCTCAGATCATCTAATATGCGTGGTTTGGATTATTGGTTTCCACTAGGCAGAAATGCTATGTGGTTTAAGTATCCCGAAGATGCCTTCGCTTTTAGTTTAAAGTTTGGAATAAAATGATGAAACAAAAAGGTTTTACTCTTATTGAACTAATGATTGTCGTTGCCTTTATTGGCATTCTGGCGGCTATCGCTATGCCGGTCCTAATGGGTACTGCATCAGGTTCTAACAACACAATCAGCGTAGGATGGAATGGTCTTACAGAAGTGCGATGCATCGAAGGCTACAAGTTTGTAGTCGGCGAAAACGGACAAGCACGCCAAATCCTAGATGAGTTCGGTAAAGGTGCAAGGTGCAATTAAATGAGTTTCTTCGATTGGTTCAAAGGAAAGAAAATGGAAAAGGAAAATAATGTGATTAATTTTCCGCCACTTAAACCAGTTGAGCCGGTTAAACCAGTACAACCAGTGCCGCCGGTTAAACCAGCACAGCCCCGTAATGAAAATCGAGAACACTACCGCATCGGTTGTACCCCAGCTGGTATGACTACACTTACTATCATGTCACATGACGGTATGTCTATTACATTGTCAATGAATGAAGAAGCTTGTGAGCAGATGATTAGGATGCTCAGGGCTACTTACGAATAATTGACATAAATTCATTTTGGCTATATAATAAAGCATTACTAAGGAATTCATATGAAACTTGACGTTCGTGACCGCCTAACTAAAGCTCGTGTTAAGATGCTTCTCAAGCATCCTTTCTGGGGCAACTTGGCAACCCGACTTAAATTGGTAGAAGCTAGCGACTGGTGCCAAACTGCGGCAACTGATGGTCGCCACTTTTATTACTGTACCGATTTCATTAATCGTCTGGACGATGACGAACTCGTGTTCTTGTTTGGACACGAAGTAGGTCACTGCGTTTACAACCACATGAGCCGCCGTGGCGACCGAGATCCACAAGTTTGGAACATGGCAGGCGATTACCTTGTTAACGACATGCTAATCCAAAACAATGTGGGTCGCAAAATTACTACTGTCCCTATCTTGCACGATACAAAATATCGTGACATGACTGCGGAAGAAGTTTACGACGAGCTGATGAAGAACGCTGTCAAAATCCAAATGACCCTGGACATGCACATGGACGGCTCAGGTGAAGAAGCTGAAGATAAAGATGGCAACGGCAAAGCATCTGACGGCAAGTCTAAATCCAGTGGCATTAAGATTGACGAAGAAGCGATGAAGAAGATTCGCGACGAGATTAAAGAAGCTGTTCTGCAAAGTGCCCAAGCGGCAGGTGCAGGTAACACTCCTGCTGGCATCCGTCGTCTGATCCAACAATTCACTGCTCCTAAAATGCGCTGGCAAGACCTGCTTCGCATTCAACTGGAATCTAGCTTGAAGAATAACTATAGCTTTATGCGTCCTAGCCGTAAGGCATGGCACACCGGTGCAGTACTGCCCGGCATGTTGCCAGCAGAACACTTGGATGTCGTTATTGCTATTGACACTTCGGGTTCTATTACTGAAGAAATGGTGCGGGACTTCTTAAGTGAAGTACAAGGCATGATGGAAATGTACACTACATATTCTATCCTTGTGTTTACTTTTGATACCCAAGTTTACAACCCTGTCGTTTTTAGCGACGACTACGGCGACGAACTTTCCGAATACGATGTCCAAGGTGGAGGCGGTACAGACTTTGATGTCTGCTACGAGTACATGAAGGAACAAGGTATTGAGCCGAAACAGTTCATCATGTTTACTGACGGTTATCCGTTTGGTAGCTGGGGTGACCCGGACTACTGCGATAGCTTGTTTGTTGTGCATGGCAATGACAAGATCGAAGCACCATTTGGAGTTACTGCTCACTATGAGTTTCAAAAAGTAACTGCATAACATAGCAGAGCATACAAAAAGGGCAGGCAACTGCCCTTTTTCATTTTAGTCTTTGCTTTATATTACTGTATATGCTTTGTATCTTTTTGTTTAGCAAAAAGCTGGAATCATTAACTAGACTAGAAGTGTGGTCTAAATCAAATTGCTTTAATATTCCCACTGAAGCATCATGCATTTGATCTATTAATGCAACTTGTGTACGGCTTACAGATTCGCCTGTAATCTTTTCTAGCTCACTATAGTCTTTCTCAAAGATTAACTTATACATATCTACAACAGTAAAGTCAGGCTGTACTAAGTTGTTATAATGCCATCCACTTAAATGTGATGTTCGTTCATTGTTATATACATGCATGAATGAGCGGAATTCATTCTCACAATCATTTAAGAAGTTTGTTCCAAAGAATTTAAAGTAAGGAACTGAACCAGCAGAGTCTCTGTTTAGTTCAAACTCTTTATCTAACGAGAAATAATAGAAGTGTTTATAAAACACAAACATAGAACCTATCCATGCTTTGTGTTGCGGAAGTGTGCAGAATATTTTATTCTTCCAGTTAAACAAGTTCACCCTGTCTAATGTTGGTAAGTGAGCCTTTACATACGAGAAGCCGTTTACTTTATCTATATTCAGTGTTTGGAGTTTGGGTATGAAGCTATCGATATCTCCGTTGTTCCAAATGTTTATTAACTTTAAATTTGGAACACTATTGTCAAACAAGTCAACTGACTTTAAGTATCCAAACTTCATTATGTTAGATATCAAGTCTTGTTCATCCTTGCAGTTTAATTTAGATGCCAGTTCATTGTAAGCAGATAAATCATTAAAGGACATTACTTGATATGTTCGTTCAACCCACGACCATTCCAATTGTGGTGTTGCTTTAAACATATGGTTAATGTTTTGATTGGTAATAAACTTCTCGTTGATAAATTTGTCATTGAGTAGTCTTCCTAAACTTGCACCCATGTGACCGGGTTCCCATAGTATAGGAGTAAAGTGTTGAGTAAAATCGTCATTCATTGTGCTATTTAATGTATTGATCCTGCAACATTTTTAGTTTATAATAAGAACATACTCTATAAATAAAATAGGTATATAATAGATCACTTTATACTATAAGGAGTTTAAATGAACATTCAAGATCTTTCTATCATTCTGGCTGCAATTGAACTAGCTATCAAGCGTGGAACATACAGCCTATTTGAAATTGGCACAGTTGGACAAACTGCCGAAAAGTTAGCAGCCTTCTTAAAAGAAGCTAACGCTCAAGCCGAAGCCAATGCACAAGCACAAGCACAAGCCGCTGAAGGTGAAGCAAGTGCAGAGCAACCTGCTGCCGAAGCACCAACAGGCGAGCAACCTGCTGCCTAATTGGAGAGTACTATGCCCCAATTTATCAAACATGTCGGGCAAGTAAACAACACAGGCAAGAAGTGTGTTGTTTTGTTCAGGGAAATCCCTGGCGAAGCGAACTCTTGCCTTGTTGTCGAAACAGAAGACATACCACAAAAGTATCATGACGAATTGATCGCCGCCGTCGAAAGCCCAGGCGCTCAAGAAGAAATGGATTTTTACAAGTACGCTAATCGTATGACCTTCCATGATGGACGCAACATTTTAGAAGCGTTACATTTAAGTGGCTGGTTAAGAAAACATTCTACTAGTGAAGTTTCTATGCTTCCTACTAGAGAGATTAGCATTCGTTTAAGTGATTTAAATAATCAACTTAATGAAATTAACAACGCAGGCAGAACAACTAGTGGCGACATCAGTCAACCTCAAGCAGATACACCTGCAACATCTACAAATCCTCCAGGAACACTAAGCGATTCTCAAATTGCTAACCAAATGCGAAGCCAAGCGGCTTTCTTTAAGAAAGAAGCTGAGCGTTTATATGCCGAAGCAAACACATTAGATCCGCAAACTACTGCCAGTCTAGTGACTGAAACTGCTGCCGCTACTCCCGAAGTGCGAGTTAAAAGAAAATACACTAAAAAAAAGTAACTAAGGAAACAAACGCATGGCGATTAGGAGAAAGGATCGAAGTTTTGAAGAGATCCTTAAAGACGTGGTCATGGAAGAAGTCCCGATAGAATATATCACCCATATTCAACTCAAGTTAAAGAACGGTGATATATTAGAGTTTAGCCAAGACGAACTGTCGGGAATGAATAATGCTACTGAAGTCTTAAAGGCGCAAGGTCTAGAACATCTAAAAGAAAACATTCAAGATATTGAAGTGTTTATAGACAGTGCTAAGATTAAAGGCAAAGTAGTTCAGTATGTCCGTACATTATTGACTAGCCAATTTGGCGACGAAAAATGAAAGCAATATTTGCTATCGATACTAAAAATGGTATCGGCAAAAACGGAACCCTTCCTTGGCCTAAAAGCAAAGAAGATTTTGCATGGTTCAAAGAACACACAACAGGAAAGACAATAGTAATGGGTCGCAATACATGGGACGACCCTGCTTTCCCTAAACCCTTACCTAATAGAACTAACATTGTTATTACAAGTAAACCTATTAGCATTGATAAAGTTATCACAACTAACTCTATCGACGATCCCATTATCCCCGATGATGCTTTTGTTATTGGTGGAGCAAATTTAATAAAAAGCTTTTCAGACAAACTAGATACAATCTACATTACACGATTTAACAAAGACTACAATTGCGATGTGTTTGTTGATATAGATCAACTACTAGACAATTTTAGAATCATAGAATCAAAAGTCGTAGGTGATCTTATTTTTGAAACTTGGATATTATGCAACAATACTTAAACGACTTACAATACATTTTAGACAACGGCGTTGAAAGTAACGACCGCACTGGCACAGGTACCAAAAGTATATTTGGTATGCAAACACGCTACAACTTAGAAAAAGGATTCCCTGCTGTTACTACAAAGAAACTAGCATGGAAAGCTGTTGTTAGTGAACTACTATGGTTCATAGAGGGAAGCGGAGATGAAAGACGACTCGCTGAGATATTACATGGAACTCGTGACGCTAGCAAGTCAACGATATGGACGGCCAACGCTAGAGCAGATTATTGGACTCCAAAAGCAGAGTATCCCGGAGACCTCGGACGGGTTTATGGAGTACAATGGCGCAAATGGCGCACACCAGTAGAACATAAAGCAACTACATTTAAAGATGACTTTGGCAGTACATACAGTAGAGCAGGTTATGTCCACTTTAAAGAAGTCGATCAACTTTCAAACTTGATTGAAGGTATCAAATCTAAACCAGAAGATCGCAGACATATCTTATCCGCTTGGAATCCTGGCGAACTAGATAACATGGCATTACCTCCTTGCCATTCATTCGCACAGTTTTATGTTCGCAATGGAAAATTGAGCTGTCAAATGTATCAACGAAGTGCTGACTTCTTCTTGGGCATTCCTTTTAATATTGCCAGCTATAGTTTACTAACACATATGATTGCACAAGCTTGTGACTTGGGCGTAGGAGAATTCATCCATACTATAGGTGATGCTCACATATACAACAACCATATAGAACAAGTTAAAGAACAACTTGCAAGAACACCATTAGCATTACCTACACTGAAACTTAATCCTAATATTAAGGATATCACAAAGTTTACCATGGAAGATATTGTGTTAGAGAACTACGAAAGCCTAGGCACTATTAAAGCGCCTATGGCTGTTTAAAACTGCAACGGATCTAAACTTATTTCGTTAATGTGAAGTTCTGCAGGCTGCTCGATTATCCAATTGATATATTGAGCAGCCTTTTCTAATGACATTGTTTTTCTGTCAGGATGCTTTGCTTGCATGTTGCTTAATGTACCAAAACTAATTAAAGTAACACGAGGATTATTTCCCCACACACCGGTTAAAGTTAAACTGTTGCAATAATCACGCAAGGCTTTCTTCTCTGCATTGTATAACCAATCGGTTGCTTTCATAACTCTATCAGTTGTACTACCTACACAGATAATTAATGTGCGCTTGTTTTCGGCTTTCAACTTTTTATATGTTGCTTCTAACAATAGCGTTTGATTAAAACGCCACAAAGCACTACATATAATAACTAAATCGTACTCCAATGCCATTGTAGCGAATTGCTGTTGGCACTCTGCTCTTGTCAAATCCATTGGATTAGGACTACTTCTACTTACAAAAGTGAGATCGTGTCCTTTTAGTTCACTAGCCAATGCATTACCCAAACCATATGCTGGGTTTCCTGAGATTAATATTTTCAATTGAATAGTCCTTTGTACTGCGGTGCAATGTCTAATATGCTATGTCCGCGAGCTTTATCTAAGTAAGTTGTGAACTTAACAAATTCTTCTAATTTGTCTCCATAGTCTGCAGAGTTAGTGTATTTTAGAATACCTCGTAAAATCGATTCTGCATTTTTTGCTATTTCTTCTGGATAGCTAACTTTAAAGTCTGCTATACATTTCTCGTAATACTCTGTTAACTCTTGTTTCAAGTTAGCAGGTAAGATGCGAACATTAACTCTCTTTGGTCCATGCGCTACATGATGAGTTATTATTGGACGTTTCTTTGTGCTGTTAATTTTAACAAAGCCGCTGTCATCTAACTTCCATTTCATAAATGTAGGAATGTGCCAAACATTGTATGCTGTTACAGTACAAGCCAACCATGCAATGATGTTAGAATTCTTTTGTGCGTATTCATCTAGCTTTTGTAAATTCTTATATGCCTGACTCCACTTTAGTGGCCAGCGTTGATATTCTACAGTTTCACCCATTCCATCCATACTTGCACCAACGCGAACTTGCTTAAACTGTGTCCACATATCCAACACACGATTGGGCAAGTTAGCCATGTTTGTATTGTATTCAAGTATCATCTTTTTACTTTGACCCATGTCTATACATTTTTGCAAGAACTCGTAATGACGTTCAATCATCATTGGCTCGCCTCCTGCCATATAAACATGTTTCAAGTTAGGAATGTTATCTTCCATCTGTTGCCAAAAGCTTTCGCTATTGTGCCAATCATAATCAGATGTCGTTAAACGACCGTTTTCGTTACGAGTTAATTTAACTATGCCATGTGTGTCTTGATAATCTGTACTACCGTGATACTCTGTCCATTGTTCATACCAAGTATGACTATCAGTTGGTCCGCACATACGGCAAGCTAAGTTACATAAGTTACCAAAACGCAAATCATAATATTCTAACTTAGGTTCTGATATTGTGCCGTCTTCATTAGTAACATAACGGGCATCATCTAAACTAAATTTCCAATTTTCAAGCTCGTATTGTCTACGACTGTTTAATCCTGATTCTTCTTCTTGTTTACAACGACCGCATTCCTGGCTCCACTCTCCTACTAACATGTTCTTGCGAACTTCTTTCATTAGAGTGGCATTACGAGCTTCTGACATGTTGTCCCGGCCTGCATTGTAAGGAGACCCATCTTCGTGTCTAACAACACCTTGATTGTCTGTTACATTGGCTTGACAACAAATACGGATGTCGCCATTATTTCTAACTGCTTGGAATATCCAGGGAATAGGACAAAAAGTATTACTCATATGCCTCCCAGATTAAATAATGTTCCAGCGTTTTCGATGGAATAACAAAGCTATCATGCGTTAGCATTAGCTCTCCTGAGAAATTATTATCTATAGCTTGTAGCAAAATATTTCCTAAAATTAAATTGTTTTCTTCCGATAAGTGATTGCATCTAATATCTCTTGCAACTCGTTTGTTTTCTGTATCTACGGTTGATAAATTATTATCAACATTTACATGACCTACTGCTACAAGCTCATTCATAGAAACATCTACTAATGCTGCTTTCTCAGTTGAAGAGTTCGAGTCCACTAATATGATATTTTTATCAGAGCGAATCTTATCAATTAATGCTGCATTAGTTTCGGTTAGATAAGCAGTGTCCATCCATGAAGCCATTGCAAACTCTACATTTTCAACTACCTTTAATTTGAATTTTGTTCCGCTATTTGTTTCTTGATTAGCTAAGTGTATTTTAGCTAGCTCAACAGAACTAAGATTCACGAACCAATTCCTAAAAAGTAAAGTATCTTTTAATAAATTAAACAAGTGTTCGGAGAAGAATCTCTGCAATGTAGGAATTATAAAAATATTGTAATCATGTTTGTCTTTATTGTTGATATAATCTTTGTAGCATTGGTACGGGGAATTACCACATTCCCCGTAGTTGACTACATTATGTACTGTTTGTAAATGATGAACCCAGCTATAGCTCCCTGGTTTATCCAAGTTCATATTAGCATAACTATCGCCATAAACACCAACAGATATTTTATTCATATGTCTTATCACCCGGGAATAAAGGAAGCTTGGTACCTGGCGCTCGTTTAGGAATCTTACTGTCTGCGCTACTTACGCAACTTGTTCCGCCGCAAGGCATTGGCTTGTCATATAACTTAAAGCCAGTTTCAATATGACCTAGCGGGACTTCGCTACAGCTATAACTTCTTTTAACTGTGCCATCGGGTTCACGAATAATAATACTGCGATAGCCACTGCTACATTCCCAACCATTGAAGTTGTTAAAGTTAAACGCATTGAATCGTTCTGCTTGGTCCATGAACCAAGGATTACCTTCCTTATCAATAAATTCAATTTGGAAATGAGGATCTACTTCGACTTGCTTTTTACGGTTGGCATCTGTTTTGTCGATTAAATAAGTTGGCTTTGGACGTTGTACTAATCCAGCCTTCTTTGCTTTCTCTTCTGTAAATGCTCGCTGTGGCATCCCGTTATGCAACTTAGCTAACATGTCATCAGTGTAACCATCTACTACACGACTAGCTGTTGGATCGCTTTGTGGCTTCAATGTGACATTAATGCCACGATCATGAAAGTAAAGAGCAAGATCATAAATTTCATAAAACTGTTCCGGAACCATAACTTGATTCACTGTTACTTGTGTATCATATTCTTGACACAATACCAGTTTGTCGGCAAACTCTTTAACTTTTGCATCAGTGTTTACATGTTCACGATGGCAACTTGCTGTGATACTAGCGCGGTGGAAATTCTTAACTGCCGGTACATATTTTTCTTCAAACCACTTTAACGGACGACTCATGTTACTTGTCATATGAACCGATGTATAGTTTGTATTTTGTACATCATCATTTAAGTAGTTTAAGATGTCAATGTAAGCAGGGTGGAATGTTGGTTCTCCTCCGCTTAGGCTAAAGTGATAGCTATTAAAGCCACGCTCACGAGCTTGGCGTTTAATCTCATCAACAGTCTTAAGCATTAAAGGAGTAGGGCGATGATCTTTTGTATCGCTGCGAGCATATGGCCAGCAATAGCTACAGCGATAATTGCAGTAGCGTCCTAGTAACCACGACACAGTAAACATGTCACGGTATAGCATTGTTCGTTGCCCTACTCTAACTAAATCGTCGTAGGGAATTTTTGTAAAGTCGTATTGGCTTACTTTTAAATCACTCATCTTGTTCGTATACCATTTTAATATCTTTGCCGGGACCAACTTCACTAGGCAGTCCGCCGTATTCTTTTATATACCATTCGATTGCCGCAACATACCAACCTTGGCTGTTATGTCTACTTGCTATATTGAACTTGTAAATGTTATCGTTAGTTGCTGGCATTGTGCTAATAACACGAGCGGCTTCTAACTGTAATGTTCGCAAAGGTAAATCTTTTATGTCTGTCATAGATCTAAGTTATCCATTAATTTTAACAATGCATCGGTCTTTTTATATTTTTGCTTCTTCTCTAAAAATGCCAATGCCGCTTGTTTATAATCAGGGTTATAAGAAGTTCCTACTCTGTTTCGCATTTGATTTAAGTAATCAAGGAATTCTTGCTTCCTAACAAAATTTATACCTTCTGAATTGTTAATTGCCTTTTCTGCAAGGTCTATATATTGTACATAATCTTTAGGTAAATGAGCAATATCTAATTCGTCTGGCCAGCTGGTAAAGTTACCATACCAAGTAAATTCTTTTGTCGGTGCGTATTTTCTAAACTGCTCATGTACCCAATCTATATATAAATGGAACGTCTTTAAACTAAAAATACTTGCCGCTGGGCTTAATACTATTAGTTCAGTCTTTGGATGACTAATGTATTTTACAAAGTTACCAGTGAATCTCTCCCAACTTAATCCATGACGAATTAGTTCAGCATCTATACCAAAGCCTTCGTTGCTAATACCAATTCCCCACGACAACTTACTAGTATCCATACGAGCAATGATCTTATCCATTAAGAATCTCTTGCTGTTAGCGTTAGTGCATATTTCTAAACGAATGTTTTTATGCGAAGTCTCTGCACATTCTTCTATGTAATCAACTAGTTCGTAGAAGCGTTCACTAGTTGTTGGCTCACCGCCAAGGAAAATAAAAATTGCTTGGTTATTTGCACTTTGTTTATTGTTTAGGAAATCACGAATCCATTGTTTAAAAACAGTGTAGTCATTTTCTTTTGTCAAATCTTCGTAAGGTTCGTTTTGTTCTTGTGCGACTTTACTGCTACTCCACGAACTGCAATATAAACAACTCATATCACATGTTCTGTCTGTTTTAATTTCTACATAATAAACATGACGGTCATCATTAAGAATATGTCTATTACTTTCTACAAAGGCGTCTTTCCAATTATTAGCCCAATCTCTGTATGCGCTGTTACCTTTGGCATAATCATTCCAGCAACTGGCACAATCAGAATGTGCGATGTTCTGCAGACTTTGTGCCCTGCGTTCTTGTATTCGTGGACCGTTACTAATGAACTCGGTTGTGAGCGTTTCAGGGAAATCATATGTTACTGCTTTACAGCAATGTTTTAATGTCCTTGACTCAAAATCGATATTGATATCCGTCCAAGTTTTTGAACAATATGTTTTCATATTTCAATAATCATGCTTCTTTGTTTAGAATTTACAAAAAAGCTTTCTTCTCTTCCACGACGCTGATAATGAGTCACACCATTTAAGTAAGGCTCTTTTACTACATCGCTGTCACCTGCATATATGTCGATGATTTTTTGATCTTTAGGTCCTATGCACAAAACAACAATTGGCTCTATAAATTCTCCGTTCAATTTATCTTCAAATAAGTTTTTAAATTTTTCATTGGACATCATATCTTCAAGACCGCAAGCCACAAATGCTGTCCCGTAACCTAACTCTTCTGCTGTTAATTGAGCATAACTTGCACTAATCATAGCGTCACGAACACTGCTCTTAATCATTGCATATTTGTTAACAGAACTTGTTACTTCACTATAAGATCTATCGAAAATTTCAGTTCCGGTTTGTTCATTGACAGATAACATCTGATGCTCAGGAGCAGGATTGGCAACATATACCAAAACCAAAGGAGCCTTCACTTGCATCAAATATATAGTATCATCGGTTTCTTCATATAATGTTATATGATCGCATAGCTCCTTCTTTAGTTCATTGGCTTCTGCGGTTTCTCCTAATGCAAAGATTTTATAACCGTAAATCTTATTTTTACTAGGAGCACGCCTTGCACTATCTAGTATAGTGGCTACATCATTTTCGGATACAGATCCTGACATTAGTCTTGTTGTGTGACGTTTATTGATTATGGAATTAATTTTAGACATGTGAAATTTATTAAGTTAGTAGATAAATATTTATTAGTAACAACCATGAAGCATAGGAGACAAGCATGAGCGATGACAGCGTACTAAATGAGTATGGGATCAGCGGTGAACCAATCGAATCATTTGTTAGACGAAATGATTTCCCAGCAAATATACATTACCCACAAGATTTACAAACAGGAATGGAAGTAAGACGAGATAGTCGTATTCCATTTTTACCAATCGATGATTGGATGCAAACCGAAGATTGGGCAGGTATGCATGAAGAAGCAAAGCGTCTTAGCAAACATTATATTCAACATAGAAGTCATGAGTCTCATAAAGGTTGGAGCAGTTTGGTAATTCACGGTCTAAGTAGCGTTCACACAGAAAGCAGTCATACATACGGCTTTACAGATGAAAATGCTCCTTGGCGTTGGACTGACGTTTCGGATTGGTGTCCACTTATTACTAACTTTATCAAAACCAAAGTCAACTACAAAAAGTTCTTTAGAGTTCGTATTATGAAACTTGCACCAGGCGGCTGGGTTATCCCTCATAAGGATAGTTTAACACAACAAGAAAATCATATCGGTCCATTAAATATTGCGTTGAATCATCCAGACGGCTGTAAGTTTATTATGGACGGAGTTGGATGTTTACCATGGACGCAAGGACGAGCAATTACATTGAACCTATTTAATGTACACGCTGTTTATAACGATAGCAACGAAGATAGATATCATATGATTGTGCATGGTTGGGCTCCTGATCACTGGAGCGATTTAGTCTACAACAATTATAATAATTGGAAGAAGGTGTATGCGTAAAACCTATGTAAATGCATTAGTAAGCGACAAAGGCAATCTGGGAATAGACCCAGCGGTTAGACAAAGTTTAAGAATTTTTTATCAAAGAAATATATACATTGATAGTATTGCAGATAACCCGATGTGTTCCATTATATGCGACACAGAGGATGAATGTATTCGTTCTGCTGCCGATCAAAACTTTAATTACCTAATACTAACATGGGAAGGGAATATTTTTAATATTCATCAATACCATCAAGGATGTATTGCTGCCATTAACAAAATGGAAGAGCAAACTAATGGCGATTGGCTTGTTGCTGGTCATCTAATGGATCAGTATCAAAACAGAATTCTATACAAAGACCCCAATGCAGATCAATGGAAAGATAGCTTTTGGCTATTCCCTATCACTGCTATTATTAACATTGACAAGTGGAAAGAACTAGGATGCCCTGCTTGGGGTATCGATAGTGGCAGAGCTGTACAAAAAGTTATTAAAGCTATACCTAGTTCAGAAACCATCCACGACAATTACACTCCATTGGAGTTATCAGCAGGTACAGAAGAAGTCGAAGTAAAAACTAAAAAAGGCTGGAACATGATTAACGCTTCGCTTAAGGCAGGTTATAAAGTCTTAAATGTCCCGGTTGAAGTTAGAAATTTACAAAACTACTTGTACCCAGAAAACGATGTAAAGCAATTCAATAACTTTTGGAATTCAGTTTATATGATGCCAAAGTTAAACGGACAATACAAAAGAGTATTGGAAAGCATCTTAACTAGTAAGAACCCGAGACGAATAAACGACCATACTTGGCAATGCTTTATCCGAAACACAGAAGAATATTTCCCACTAAGAAATAATCTAGACTGGTCTTCTATTGATACTATCGCATTACCTAGTAGCGGGTTTAAAGATTTTATTGTTAGCATGGGACGCGATGGCATCAAGAGAGATAATTTAAATGTTATACACTTTGACATTATCCAAGAATGTACAGAGATCAAAAGAAAAATGATCGAACGATGGGATGGCAAGCGTAGCACATTTGAAGAAACTTTACTTGGCATTGGTGGCGAATATAGAAAGAATCCAACGGACGCATTTCACATGCATTCTATGAAATCTGTTATAGAAGCATACGAACATTTATTGCCGTTCTTTGATAGCGAAGACGCTTTGGAACAAGCTTGGCTTAAATTTAAGAGTTATAATCACGCTTACATTGCTACTGATATGTTAACAGATCCGTGGCCAGCAATCAAACTAGTACAAACTAAAAATGTTTATATCTGTCTAAGCGATATTGCAGGATGGAGAAACAACATTATTAGTTATGGTTGTAAGAACCTTAGACAAGATATCGCAACTTGTATTAAGGCATTAACAAATAAAGGTGTCGACGGATATCTTGATTATAAGGATCCTGCATCAGACTTGCAACAATGGCAGTCATTTACAGATGCAATAGCGTATTTGGAACAACCAATTACATAACAAAATAGGACCAATTGGTCCTATTTTTATTTCACTATACTTGCTAACTCTGGAAACACTGTGCTAAAATCAGTATCAGCATATTTGTCCATAAACTTGATAAACTCTACAGTGTCGTTTAACTCATTCGAGTAATCTTCAGCGTTCATGTAGTTAATGGCATAATCACCATAGCGTATAATTCTACGCTTTTGTTGCTTAACTAATTTTTCATTTTGCCATTGACTATGTTGCCATAACGACATATCAGTGTCTATTGTTTCCTTAAACGCATTCCATTCTGCTGTTAACTTTTGCTTAATATCAGCTGGTAAAACTTTAGGGTTAATTGCCTTTGGATATTGCACAATGCTAGTATGGAACAACCCGCCTGCATTGTTAACAAATCGAACAATGTCTACCAGTCTAGTTATATTGTAAATGCTAATAGTAGTTGTAAGACTCATTTCAACATTCTTTAAAGCGTGAAGCTTTTGAACATTTTCTACGATCTTACCAATGTCCCCGTTAGTTCTAAAATAACTAAATGTGTTATCATCACCGTCTATACTTACACGCAAAATGATCTTTTTAAATTTAGGCCAATGATCCAATACACTATAATTACCAATACCTAACGCTGTTAGATTACTGTTATAGCTTAATGTAATATTAGAAGCATAAGGCTCCATTGCTTCTATCATTTCCCAATGGCGTTTCTGTTGTAATGGTTCGCCGCCTGCTACTAGCACTTCCTTTAAGTAAGGAATAGCTGTTTTGAATTGTTCAAAGCTTTCTTCTGGTAAGTTGATATGCTTCTTCTCTAAACGTCCTGCTCCCCACTTAACAAAGAACTCTTTAACTTCAGGGTCTTTAAACGCCAATACTTCCCATTGACTACTGTAAGTAGGACTACAATGTCTGCATCTTAAATTACAAGTATTGTCAAAACGAATCTCTATGCTTTGAGGTTCATAAGGCATACTGTAATCATCTGCAACTTTGCTAACAACTTCGTCAAAGTCAATCTTATATGATTGGCTGTATGTTTCATTGCAAGTATCACGAGTACTTGCAACTCCGCTATCTTCAAAATCCCAGCAACTACGACATCCGTTTGGACGCTCACCATTTAATAGTGCGCGGCGTAATTCTTTCGTTTCATCGCTGTTCCAAATGTCTTGTAGACTTTGTTTACGATAATCACCTATGCGATCAGGATATCTCCAACAAGCGGCAACTTTGCCTTCTTGTTTAATATTCTGATGTATAAATGGCATTATACAAAATGTCTTACTTCTTTCTGTAGTCATCAAATGCCTTTGCTATGTCAGGGAATGTTTCTTCAAAACTTTCTTCGCGCAACTCGTCTAAGTCTTTTGTGTAGATTAATAACTTCTCGACATCGTTTGGTACTGGTTTGTATTTCTTGAAAATAGAAATCAACTTTTCTAACTTGACACGCATCTCTGCAATAAACCAATGCTCGTAGTCATCAAACGGCAAATGTTGGTACATTACTTTAGTTTGACGATCTACAATGTCTAATAATTCTTTTGGTAACTGAGCTTCGTATAGCCCATTTACATTTACTTCTCTTAGTAGATCAAGACATAACAATCTATTTCTAAACTTCAACTCGCTTACAGCAACAAGAATGTCGCAAATTGCTTTTTCTTTTATTTCCCAGGGCAACTGTATCATGGACAAATGACTTGGATATGTTAACACATTGAACTTAAACTTGCCGGCGGGCAATACTTCATTGCTCTTAGCAGTTTTATTAATGTTAACACTTGCAGCCATCCAATGTTCATTAACGCTTTCATTCTTAGCAATCCACCAATCGAACATTTCTTTAATAGAACTAACATTATATACATTCAATGTTGGATTCCAAATGACGTTAATTGTTTCGCGTCGGCTTTCTTCTAACTCTAACCATGCCGTGACTGCATTATCAACAACATCCCATTTACTAGGATTGCGAATGTATTCATTAACTTTACCTACTCCATCAATACTTAAAGAAAGAACAATCCGCTTAAACTGCTTTAGTCTCTCTAAATACTTTTCGCCGGGAATCCAACTACAGTTAGTGAAGATATCTAGTTTAATGTTCTTAGCTACATCGATTTCGATTAGCATATCCATTAACTTAATAAAGTCAGGATGTACCATTGGTTCACCGCCAGTGAACTTGATTTCTTCTACATTAACAAAATCTTCCTTTTTCCAGTTAAAAGGAATGTTCATTGTTTTCTGTCCATGACTGTTAAGATACAGTTCACGCTCTTTGTGTCTACCGCTAGCAACTAACGCATTTTCATCTTCCCACCATGTGCTAGATAAGTCAGCATTACATGTACGACATTTTAGATTACAATAATTTCCAAATGTCATTTCAAGATATTTAATTGTAGGTTTAGTTACATCGAAGGCAGGAGCCGAATTGTTTTTATCATTGCGTAGTTTATTTTCGGATGTACGCATCGAGAAACCATTGGTTGCTTCCTCTTGATAACACTTACTGCATCCAGCAACTGTCTCATTGTTTAGTAATTTTTGTCGTATGCTTTCCCAAAGTTCGCTGTTCTGCCCTTCCGATAAAGAAGTTCCTTTAGTGATGTTGTAGTGGTCAAAGACATATTTCTTTTCTGTTTCGCTGTCTAAGTATTCTTTGTTATGGAATTCAAAACGACAGCATGGCTTCATAGCACCGCTTGGTTTTACTTGCATGTGTACAAACGGTAATATGCAAAATGTTGTTCTTTTTTTCTCGCTCATGACTTTAAAATGTTCTCTTTGTTTAAATTCTCTGTATAATATAATGTGGTGTTTTCTTCATATCCGCATATCATTAAGCAAGTTAGAAGATTTCCATTCTCGATTGTATCATTCCATTTATCACTTATATTATACATCTTTTCAATAGCGTAGTCTACAGTTTTGGTGTTCAAGTCAAAATCATCTAACTTATGCAATTGATTGAACTGCAATGCCCCTGAACTATCATGTGTATATGTTCCAAGATAACAACATGGAAGCAATAAGCCACTTGCTGTTAGATATACTTCCTGTCTCTCTAAACTTTTACAACTAACCTTATGCTCATTGAGCCAAGTAAACTTTTCTAAATTAACCTTGGTTATAGATATCGGTATATGTTCAAGCTTACCGACATTGGAATGCTTGTACATATCTTGTTCGGGTGGCTCCAAAGTAAAACGATGTTCACCGTCTATCATTACCTTGTGCTCGTACTTTCCCCTGAACTTTTGGGTTACTTTGATTCTGAACTTTGCACCAACTTCTTCTGCTATTCGCTTTGCTTCTTCGACTTGATGCTCATTGTGTTTGAACACAATAAAATTCCACTGAGCGGCCCCGCCTGAGCTAATGTAAGATTTTAAGTTAGCTAATACTTTGTCATACCGAACACCGATTCTATACTTGTCTAGCGTTTCGTTATCTGTGCCATCTATTGCAAAGTTGATTAGAACATTTGGATGTGCTAACTTTGCCCACCAATCTTCACCCCTATATCCGCCATTAGTGTCAATACTAACGCTCTTACATCCGTTGTTAAGCAAATAATTAACAAACTCTGGCAAGTCTTTATTAAGGCAAGGATCTCCGTATACTCCACTAAAATAAACATGATCCATTTGGCTTGCAAACTCTGGCGTAAACAACTTGTAAAATACGTCAGGTGATAAATCGCCTTCTTGTAAATCAGGTTGAACAAAGCCAGTGGATGTGAATCTACTGCACATAGGGCAACGACTGTTGCACCTACTACTGGCTTCGACGTGGACCATTTTAATTTTTTGTTTTTCAATCATTTTTTAATTGTTGTCATCATTGCAAGGCCGCACTTCATTGTAACTTTATTCTTTTGAAAGTTAATACCGCTATGTGCTTGGCAACGGTCAAATACAATTATTCCGCCACGCTTCCAGTTATACACTGCTTCTAATTCAAACCCGTCCAACCATTCACGCTTATAATGAGAAAAATACTTATTATAAGTTTCATCATCTATTGTACGCTTATTCCAATCTACATCCCATGGCGTTCCATCTCTGTGATAACATGGCATACCACGATAGTCGCTAATTGTGTAGAACACATTTGTTTCGTATTGCGGGCTATTCTTTGCAAAGTTTGTTCCATACATTAGGAAACGGTTCTTGAAGATTGCTGTGCCACACATAGGATGATCTTCTTCTTTGTTAGTGTGACATACCCATAATGGAATAATAAACTGCTTACCAGGAATACTATCACTGTCTTTTAGTGTATTAGGATTACCAGTATCGATATGCAAGTTATATGGCGTTGCTGTTAATAAGAAGTTGCCTTCCCATATTGTTTCATTTTCCAATTCTGGTATAACTGATTTAAGTTTGTCAAAGAATTTGTTTTGTATTACTCTATTATCAACATTGAAGTGTAGCGTACCATTCTTCTTAACACGACGAGATTGATGCTGTCTATGCATGAAATCTTCTAGCCATAACAATTCGTCTTCTGTAAACACATTGTCAACAGAATAACTACTGTCACTCCATGTGCTCATCCATTTTGGATGCTCGATTGGATCAACAGGTATAAACTCTTTAACTAAATTGTCTCCGGGTACATATTCTAAATTATGTTCCATCTTTAATCCCTTTCATTTTTTCGTATATCTTTTCCGCTAAAAATTCGTTCCCGTCGTGATCCAAATGATTACAATCTATTTCCGGATGCAAATCTTTACCAACTTTATATCCAAACTTCTTGGCATATTGTATAATGCCACCAAAATCAATTAGAGGCAGATTGTAGTCTTTATTAACAATCCCCTGTGGCGCTAACATGTTCACAAAATAGTGCTCAATGCCATAATGCTTTAAGAATATATGTAATGTCAATAAATCCAAATTAATCTTTTCAGTTTCGTAGGTATCGTTATAAAACACACCATAATGAACATCTAAATAAGTTTGTACATCTTTCATAGGTACACGACACCACGGTCCTACAATGTTAACGATATAACTTTTATTTGCAAAAAAATCTACAGCCGGTCCTTCTATTTGATGTTCTGTAACAAGTTCTAATCTACTTAAATCTGTTATACCAAAGAATACAATAAGATTACTTGCATTTTCTAAGTTGTCTAAAATGTATTCTTTAATAACTCTAAACGATCTTGCATTAGATCCGCCCGGTGCTGCTAAGTTTACAACATTATTAGTTGGAAAATATTTGTTTCCAAGCTTCTTAACCCATGAACGCTGATTGCATTCTTCTTTTGCAAACATATCATTGGAATTTAGATAACTCCCAAATACATGACTACACCCGACTGCAACTATTGTTTTAGACATTAGATATCCTTAAAAATATCTTTCATCTCCGGGAATGTTTCATAGAAGTTAGTGCCACGCTGTGCATCTAGTAATTCAATGTACTCTTTCATTTCTGGTAAGCGTACACTCCAGTCTTCACTCTTAGCAAAACGAACCATGCCTCTTAAACGATCTATTCCGTAGTTAGCACCCTCGAACATTTGTTGAGTTACTTTGCCTTTATGCCATTCAGGAACACCTAACTGCCAATTCTCTTTCCACCATGGAATGAATTCTTCATACTTGGCTTCGATTTCATCCTTGAACCATGCTGGTAATATCTTAACATTGAGATGCGGCGGATGGTAAACAAAGTGATAGTTAATGCCGCCGGCGCCAAATGGCCACATGTTTACTTTCTTAAACCCGTGTTCTAGTTTCCACTTCAAGAACTCTGGAATGTAATAAATGTTTAATGCTTGAACTGCACAAGCGATTGTAACTTCTACATTATCAGAGGTTTCTTCGTCTAACTGTCTAAATGCTTCTAAGTTTCGTTCCCACTTACTTGGATAACGAATATAATCATTGCGTTCTCCAACTGCATCAACACTATAGTGATAACGAACAAGTTTGAAGTGTTTCCACAACTCAAACAAGTCTTCACGCCATTCTACACCATTACTGTTATAACGAATTTCCATATCTTTGGCATAGCCGCGCTTAATACACTCTTCTAAAATCTCATAGTGTTCTTCAATGATTAGCGGTTCTCCTCCTGCAAAATACAATTGCTTCATGTTAGGGATCTGTTCCCATAACTGTTCCCAGAACTTAGGATTGTTCTTATGCCAATTGTAACTTGCCCCGTTTTCTTGTCCTTTGTTACCCCATTGCATACTGTCTTTTAAAACAGGATGTTGGACTTTTGGATACATCTTTTGCCACTCTGGAATCCATAAGCTACTGTCATGAGGGCTACACATTACACAAGCTAAATTACACTTGGTGCCAAAACGCATATCAATATAAGCAATATGAGGAGGTACGCTTCCATCTGGTTCAGTATCTGCAATTAGCTTATCTAAATCAACACGCTGACGCCAATATGCTGTTTCCCATTGACGTTTACTTTTGTGTCCTTCTCTTTCCTCTTTGTAGCATTTGATACAACTAGGTGGCTCGGAACCCGCTAACATGTGTAAGCGGTTGTTCTTCATGTAATCGTTATTCCAACTTGTTAAAAAGTCAGTGTGGTTTAGGTTAGCAGGTTTGCCGTCTGCGTTTTTGAGAACGCCAACTTCGCCGCCATAAACTTTATCGTTGGTAGGACCAACACTACTGGCATTAGCTGTACAACATACACGCATGTGTCCATTTGGTCTTGTGCTTAAATGTACCCATGGTAAGATACAAAATGTTTTGCTTGGTAAGTTATCTTCTGTCATATTGTTATTTACTGTTTATTATCTGCTTAAAATGTTCCGTTATGAATTCAGCTAAATCTTCATGAGACTCTTGTGACCAATGATCTCCTGCCAATTGGTAACCTCTTTTCTTTATGATATTATTTACATTGATAGTTGGTAAGGATTTTGCTTGTTCTATTAAGAAATGATATCTAGGTTCGTTTTCTAACTCTATATATCGTTCTTCTATTTCTTTTCCAAATTCAAGAAATGTTACAGGTATATTAAGCGTTTTTAAATGCGATGTTAGCATAATTAAATCCATAAGATCCTCAACTGCCCATTGTATTGGATTGTGTGATAGTACTTTTTCTTTTAAGTAATCTTTCCATATAAAATGAGGATGTATTACTGCTACTTGAATATCAGTAAAATTACCGTTTGGATATATAAACAACTCCCTAAACACCGGAGGAACTTGAAAATATATTGCATCAATAATTTGTCCCGATGCTAATACTTCTAACAGTCTAAGCATATTTGCTCTAACTGCGCCGCCGTTCTCTGCAAGATTGTGCGTTGTTATTTCATCGGTATTCATTAATGCTGGATAAGCTAACTCTTTGTTATCCTTAATATATGCTTGTAAAAATTCATGATTCGAAAAAGCTTTTGATCTTCTGTTGTAATACGCATCTCTGTCAGGTTTATCCGTAAACTTCCACGGAAACCATTTGGCATCAGAAAGCTCGTCACCTGCTGTGAAACTGCAACCAAAGAAATAAATGTTCTTCATAAAACTTTATATCCCCCAATTGGTAGCTTTTCTAATTTCTTAACACTACACACCTCTGTACACCTATGTATGCGATCAGTTTTGCCGGTACCATGAACATTACTGCTCCAGCTTTCTACTAAGTCATTTGAATAGAAAGAATGACTTAACACTTCAGCTACACTGTGCTTTTCTAAATTGTTCCAATCATCCGATCCATACGCATCAAATAATCTCTGCTGTAATAATGCCCGCTTTCCTTCGTCTGTGTTAACAAAACCATTTTGAATAAAACAACATGGCCATAATTTGCTATCATAACCTATGAAAAACATTTTCCTGTTTCCATAGTTACATGCAATATCATCGTTTACTGTGTTTAATAAGCTATTGTTTATGTCGTCGACATTAGATACTTTTTTCTTCTTTGTAATGTTCTCTACTTTAATCTTTTGGATCTGTGCAAGTCCTAAAGATGTTGCTACACTTCTATCATGTCTGCTTGCAAATTCTACAAAGCCCATCTTAACACTTAATTCTTTGGCTTCGTTAATTTGATGTTCATTCCACGGGAAGATTAAGTATTGCCAAAAAGCACGACCGCCTGCGGCGATAAATGCTTCTGCATTTTCCATAATTTTCTTCCAAGTAGTGTTTTGTCTATATAAGTGGTTAGTGTCTTCTAATCCATCTATGCTAAACTTAACAACATGATTACGATGCTGTTTAAGTACCGTTGCTAATTTTGTCCAATACTCTGTATTTCTTAAACTTGCATTTGTATGAATTAATATGTTGTACTTCTTAACTGTACTTGCCCAATCTAGAAATTCAAGAAACTCCGGATGCATTAATGGATCATCAATGGTTCCACAAAACTCTAAATCAACTACAGACTGAAAATCAGGTGCTGTTAAAATCTTCTTAAATGTATCAAATAAAATGTATTGTTTGTCAGGGATAATGCTTTTCTTGTGATTGAAATGCATGTCTGTGCGAACACAACCCAAGCAAAGTGCATTACACATACTGCTTAACTCAAACTGTAGTTTTGATGGGTTTATTAAATAGTTATTCATTTCTCTTTGGTATCAATACATCTGCTGTACACATACACCATTCTGTGTGGCAAGTAGTAGGAGCAGGAGACAATTCCTTAAAGTCTAATATAGTTCCAATCCTAGTAGCTTGTCTACATGCTGATTGCATAATATCTCCGTCGGCTCTAATTAAGATATGGTCAACACCTAAATTACATTGCCAACCTAAGAATGTATTTTTTCTATTGTTAGTGTATTCAACTTCGTCAAATTTTGTCACAACTCCGTTTTCTTCTATAAAAGAATTGCCATAATAATTGTTTTGTGGGGGAGGAAAACCTGTTGGGCTAAATCTAACTGTGCTGTTATCATTTAGCCAATCTAACTGTTCCTGTGTGTAATCGTAACTTTTATCCGCTGACCCGAAACCCTCGTCTCTTCTGAAAACTCTGCTAGGTGCAATAGTTACATTAGGCATGCTTTTAAATTTGTTATAAGCATTTACAGACTTTTCCCAGTATGGCGGGAACATTAAAGTAAATACACCTACATTTGTTTGTGTTCCAATGTATTCTACTTTTTCAAATATTTCTTCATCTACTACAGCTTCTGGATGATAGCTTATAGTTACTTTATAAATCTTCTTGGCATATTCTTGCCACCATTCTAAACTGCGACTACCATTTGTATTAACATACGCACACCAATTGTTTTCTGCACAGAAGTCGATAATAGTTTCTAAGCTAGGACTTATAGTTGGCTCACCACCATTTATGTAAATATGCACACTGCGACCTTGTACATATCTTTTGATTGTTTCAAGAAAGTTTTTAACTATAGCAGGATCTTCTACTTTACTTTTTAAAAAGTTAGTCCCGTTATATAATCCTGGATGACAATAACTGCATTTGTAAGTGCAAAGAGTGTTTAATGTCCAATCAATAGTAAACCTATTGGTATCATTGTATATTCTCATTCTATGTCTTTTAACCAAGGAAATGTTTCACGCCAATTAGTACCACGGCGTGTATCGATAATATTTAACTCATCTTTCAATTGTTTAATATTCGCTTTATTCCCGGCTGACGAGTTAATTTCATTGAAAATTCCCTCTGCATACTGTAACGATACTGGATCTTCATCAAATAGTTCTTTGTTTAATTCCAATATTTCCTCTATGTACTTTGTATAAGTTCCTGCGGGCATAATAGATGGATTGTACTTAATTGGATCTATACACTTGTTATAGTTTACTGATATGATACGCTTTTCTTTCCACTTCAATATCTTTCTAATCAATTCTGGAATATAAGGTATACTTAAAGTAGTTACAGTCAAATTCATTGTAGGGATAATTTCAGGACATTCGTTTACCATGTATAACATGTTTTCCTGAAATGTTTCCATATCCATACCAAAACGAATGTATTCGATAGCTGGACCCCAACAATCTATACTTGCTACAAACCTAATTTCTTTTACTGTACTTGCTAACTTACGCATCTTATCCATGCCACGCTTGAATAAGACCGGCTTAACTTGCATATTACTGTAAATCTCTACATCACATTCTTTGTTAGGATGTTCAATCATCCAATCAACACAATCCCAAGTTTCATTTTGAATAAAAGATTCTCCACCTAACAAATCAAATGCTTTTAAGTTAGTATAGTTCTTTTCCATCCATTGATAGAACTTTTCTAAACGCTGTTTGTATGTTGCATCAAGTTCCCATGGATCAAAATCGTAATCTTTGCTTTCTTCATATTGCCATTTCTCTTTAACCCAAGCACTACTTAGATTAGGACCACAATATAAACATTTTAAATTACACTTGTTATTGAAGTGTACACTTAATTGTGTAGGTTGAACTTTAGTTGCTCTTGGATTGCTATACAATTCAACAGGAACATATCTTGAATTTTCAGGTCTGCTAAAAAAGTTAACTCTGTCACTCATCCCACCTGCTAACTCTTGATCTCTACAATGTTCGCATCCGCGACCATCACTAGGCCATTCTCCTCGTAACATCTTTTCACGATGTTCAACTACTGGCGCTGTATTGTGAAAGTCATAATCATCTGGGATATCTGCGTTTTGGTTTCTATGACAACTGCTACTTTTATTTTCCCATAGGTAAAGACTTACCTGACTCCATTTTTGTAAACAGGCAGTATCTCCTTTTGCCGGGAACCATTTTGCAACTGACATATATCCTCACTTAAATTGTTCGCTAAATGCATCGTACTTAGATCCGCAAATCTTTGCACACATTGCACTTTTACCTTCTGCACAGCTTGGCTTATTCCAACTCTCGGGAATTACCTTTTGGAAAAAGTCACCATTAACAATTTCTTCTATACTGTGATTCTTTGCATTTAAATTATCAATACCAACTTGATCTATAAAATCCCAAATCTGTGCACCTTTTGGCTTGTAATACCAAATGTACATTTGTCCTGCTGTCCAACAGCAAGGCTGCAATACACCTTCTGCTGTTACATATAAGTTCTTTTCTTTAGCAACTTTACAATTGATAACTGCTTCGTCCCATACTTTTTCCATGGGCTTTTTCTTTTCTGGATCTAAAGAAAACTTCTGTGTACCTTGAATTAAATGTAAATTCTCAGAACTGATAATTGTATCGACTGTAATAGCATTTGCAGTATTCTTAATAGCCGCAACACTTGCTAACTTATCTAATGCCGCATTGCGATACTTTGGATTCTGCGGTGCTTGTAACAATGTAGTGTTTTCTTTTCTACTTTGTGCTTGATGCTCTGCTTTAACTGCCCCTTGCGAATTACTGAAGAATCTAGCAGACTTCTTAAACTGAAACTGCTCAAACCCCATTTGTTTTGATAAAGCTTCTGCTTCTTCTACTTGATGCTCGTTATGTGCGAATACAATAAAGTCCCAACGAGCTCTACCGCCTGCTCCAATGAATGCTTCAACATTACGCTTAATGTTTTTCCATACTGTGCCTTGACGATAGAAGTGATTAGTATCTTCAAGTCCGTCTAAGCCAAACACAACATAACCTTTACGTCCGATAACTTGTGCAAGTTCAGCCCACCATTCAGGTTTTTTCATAGATCCATTGGTATGCATACTTAAAAAGATATCAGGATTATGTTCCCTGAAGTACGCAAATACTTCTAAAGTATCACTTGCAACTGCTGGATCACCATAATTGCCACAAAGATAAAGACGTTTTAGCTGCTTAACAAAATCAACAGGAAACATCTTTTCAATGTCTGCTATTGTTAATTCTCTATTGTTTAGATATGGATTTGGCTCACCGCCATTAAGATTACGAGCACACATAGGACAAGAAGCATTGCAAGCTTCTGTCATTTCTAAATGCACTACTTCGATTTCGTTGTAATTATACACCTAACCAACCTTTAAATTGTTCTTCTAACCAAGCAAAGTCATTTACTTTATTTGCATCATTTCCATTTTGAACATACTTAATTCCAGCTCTAGCACCATGAATACTAAAATAACCATATTGCGTTTCATTGCCAGCTTCACACCACATTGTTAAACGCTCTTTGCTTTCAGTATCATTATTGTTTTTATTGATACCTGCACTTAATTTAACTGCTTCGCGAAACGCTGTTCGCCATGTTGCGTATGGACTGTAATTGAATCTATGCTCACTAGCTAATATATTTACTTTGATATAAGAATCAGCCAATGTAGTGGTCATATCTGGTCTATCTAAACGCTCTACGCTGAAACAATCTTTGCTGAATAGTTTGATTCCGCCGTGCCCATATACTAAACCATTGACTGGATTCTTTGCGCGGAATACTGCTACACTGCGTGGCTTTAGATCTATTTGTTTATCAAAGTTAAAACTCTCCACAATCCAGCAATCAGCATCTACTACATAGAATCTATCTTCTTGGCACATATTTGCAATATGCTTATGACTTTCGAATATAGTTCCTACTGCTTCGACTGCAATAGCATCTTTTGTTTTTTGATTTAAGCGAAACCAATTGTCTTGCATATTGTCTTCGCCGTTATGTAAAAAGTAAACTGGTATTGTCATATTAAAATCTCGGTAATGTAAATCCATACAAAGGCAATGCGCTTTGACTTAAAATACTTGGCCAGCCAAAGTTGCGTGGAGGATTTACATTAACATGTTTGAACCAACGACTTTGATCTGCATCTAATTCTACTAGCGGCAAGTTCAGTCGTTCCACTAATACTTTTAAAATCCTATTACTAGATTCTGCGGGATCAGAAATAGAATGTTCAATATCTTTCCAGAAACCATTGAACCAATCATAATCGCTGATTAATGTTTGATCGAAGTTTTCGATGTATAGTTTATATGCACCTAAACGAGCGCCATACATTGCCCAGTCGCCATTTTGTACATCACGACCCACTGTCATCCATATTAGCCAACGAGCATAGTTTCCTGGGAATAGTTTGTGATTAAAGTCTTCTACATTAACTTTATGTCCTTGATCTAGACCCATTTTAACGCCTTCACGAAAACCCGCCCTAAATGCTTGAAACGGACTGCTATTATTCATAACTGTTCCGTATGTATTGTTCATTTGTTTGTAGTTTTCAAAGTCCCAACAGAAGTCCACATTATTGTTATTATCATCTTTACTTGCGGCTTCATGTGTTTGCATATTCATAACATACGGAGCATGCCATAACTTAATGCCTCCATTACCGTATACTAAGCCGTTGACAATGTTGCGACTGCTCCAACTGAATGTACATTCTTTCTCTGCGAATGGAACTTCAATTTGTTGCTTCCATATGGCAGGATTGACTAGACAATCAGCATCTACTGTAAAGAAACGATCATCTTTGGCGAAAGCGGCACATGCTTTATGAGCCGCATCAAACCCTTTAACTCCATGTACTCTGTTGACCATTTTCTTGTTAGGATGACTTGCTAATAGCTTGTCGTAATTTTCGTCAGCATTAGGTTCATCAAAACTTAAAAAGACAACAGGGATTTCCCTGAGCTTCATTGTTATTGTTTTAGATTGTGTTTGTACATTTTTAGAGTTGAAAGAATTTAGTAAACTCATTTTTCATCCATTCGAAATCGTTAATCTTTTTCATCATTTCAACATCGTTGAAATGTTGTAAACCATAATTAGTTCCCAATTTTGCACCATGCAAAGCATAGGTTCCAAAAGGTTTGTCCTCGCCTACTGAATTCCATATACGCAAGCGTTCTTCTGTTTCTGCAAATTGATATTGATTCATATGCAAACTGGCACTTAACTTAGCACATTCCCTAAATGCACTTCTCCATGTGTTAAATGGATCTGTGTTGAATGCCGTTACATTACTTACTTTGTGATAAAATGCTAATGGACCTAGACCCGTTGTTAAGTCAATGTTCCATGTTTCGGCATCTAATAACACTTGGCGAGGGAATAATTTAACTCCACCGTAACCATATTCTAAATCATTGATAGGATTTAAACTTGTCCATAGATGTACACAATTCATTTGGAATATAGGAGGAACAAAGTCAAAGTTAAAGTCATCTACAATTTCAGCATCGCCGTCAACTACATAGAACATTTCTGTAGTTGCAAGCTGTGCGGCTTGTTTGTGTGCTTCAAAAATACCTTTAACATTCTTAACTCGTTTAGCAAAAGGAAAACGCTCTTTAAGTATTTGCCAATTAGCTTCAGCGTTAGGCTCATGATAGCTAATAAACACAACATCAAATTGATTATGCTTAACGCCAATATTGCCCATATCCTTTACACCTAAACTAAATGCGTTAGGAATAATTTTAGCGGCCCAAATTCGTTCAGCATCAGAGTGCAAATCGTCTGGCAAATACCAAACATGCTCATAACCCAAGTCATAATAAGGAACCGTGCTATCTACATAGTAATCTAGTCTAGCAGGCAAGTCGGGGTTGAATGTTACTTTAGGACTTACATATCCCACATCCTTAACATTCTCCTCATTGTATTTAGACTTAATCTTTACTGCCCATATCTTATCGTCCGATGGATTAAATTGCGGATCTAGATACCACACCAAATCGTATACTAAATCATAGTAAGGAATAATGTCGTCACTAAAGTGAAAATCTACATCCGGGATATCAGGATTCTTAATAAAGGAAGGAGCAACATATCCGCGATCTTTTGTACCTTCACTTACTTTAGGTTTTAATTTTGCTAGCCAAATCTTCTTACCAAATGGATTAAACTTATTGTCTAAGTACCAGATGTTTTCATATTTTAAATCGTAATAAGGAACCGCAAATGTAGAATCAAATTCTACTTGTGGAATGTCGGGATTGAACTCTAGTTCAGGGAGTGATCCTTCTATAGGTTTAACATAACCTCTTTTTTTAGATCCTTTAATTTGCACATACGGGAATCTAACTTTAGCAACCCAAGGACGGGCAGCATCTGGATCTAAACTAGGATGCAAGTAATAGACATATTCATACATTGCATCATCAAATTCCAATGTTTTGTCAATGTCAAACTCTAAGAAGCTTAATGCCGCATTGTATTCTACTTCTGGCTTAAGGTCAATTTCACAATCAACTAATGCCCAACCTGCTGTTGGATTCCAAGTGGATTTAAATTTCTTAACAATCCAAGTTTGATTTATATTCCAAATTAAACATCTGTCATCTGACACAATGTCAGTATCAACATAATTTAAAATCCATGGATCATATTTTGGATTTACAACAATAAATTCGTCGTATTCATTTGATCCTAACGCACATAGTCGTTGATCGAATGTATCAGGATCATCTTCCCATTTGACAGTTTCTACTAATTGTTTTGCTATTTTGTTCATGTAATTACTGGTACATTGTATTTCTCTGTAAATGCACGAGCGTGAGAAATATCATTGACCATTGGTTGTCCTTTAATGTTCAAACTTGTGTTTAATAACATTGGACATCCTGTTTCTGCATACCAATTTTCCAGTAATTTGCGGAATCCAGGACTATCATCTTTACTAACTGTTTGAACGCGACTCGTGCCATCTCCATGTATTATAGCAGGAAACAACTCAGGTTGTCTACACTTTGCCACAAATTGCATATACGGACTTGCCGTAATTCCCTGGGGCATTTCAAAATATTCATGAACATGCTCTTCTAAGATTGCGGGTGCGAATGGTCTGAATTTTTGTCTGCGTTTGATTGCGTTAACTGTGTCTTTGATTTCGGGTCCTCGGGGATCTGCCAATAAACTGCGGTGGCCCAATGCTCTAGGGCCGTACTCTGCATGTCCTGTAGCCACTCCGACGATTTTATCTTTTCTAAGAATTTCAATAGCTTGTTCAACTGGATACTCTCCTCCCATATTGGTGCCTAAATATGCTCCTGGCCAAACAACATGCTCGCCAAAATATCCGCATACTGCACCCACAGCACTACCGGCATCGCCCGGATTAGGCATAATCCACATGTTATCCCAATCTCCGCTAATGCTACTGTTTGCCACACAATTAAGAGCACATCCGCCCATTAACACTAAGTTCTTGCTAGGCAAAGTCTTTCTAGCCCACTTGCTTATACCTTGCAATAGCTCTTCATAAATTGCTTGTGTAGCGGCTGCAATGTCGAAACTGTCTTGTTGACTTAATAAATCTAAACGCCAATCAGGACAACCACGATGCAAATTGCGTTTAAACTTAATTTCAGGACCATTTATACTGGCAAAGAAATCATTGTATATTGCATCTTTGTATTTGTTGGGATCACCATAAGCTGCCATTCCCATTAGAATGTATTCTTCTTCATTTGGCTTTAATCCGATACGCTGTGTCATTGCAGAAAACCACAATCCAACACTGTCAGGATAACTTTGACTAAATGAACGCTTTAACTCTTTACCTATACCTTGCCAAACAGTTAATGTTTCAAATTCGCCTATACTATCAACAACAATTACTGTAGCATCTGTGAATTTACTGGTGTAATATCCTGCGGCAGCATGAGATTTATGATGTTCCCCATAAACAACTGGCGCATTGATATTGTACTTTGCTAAGTATTCTTCGATATTGTTAGCAACTGCCATATCACCTTGACCGGCATACTTTTGACGAATTGTTTTTAAGCGTGGATTCTCATACCAAACAACTAAGTCCGGCTGACCAAATGTATTAGCTTCTTCTATAATGCCAGAACATAAATGTCCGTCATTCTTAATGCCGCTATACCGCTCACTATGTGCTGCGAACTTTATTTCTTTATCATGCCAAACACTGATGGCAGCATCATGACTGTTGGCACTTATTCCCCAAATGTTCATATTATCTATAAATGAAAGGATCGCGGCGTCGTAGTTCTTCTAAACGCTGTTTCAATTTTCTTTGAAACTCTGCTTCTTCTGCATCGTAATCTTTGTCAAATACTTTATAGGAATTTAACAAGTTGTCAATACGATTCTTTAACTCTGCATTAAAAGCATTTTTATCAATTGCAGAAAGAATTGCTTTATATTCATCACTGTTATAACAGTAATGCCCGCTTACACTTACTGCAACATCTTTATCAGCATTGCCATTTGTCCAGCGTTGCCACTTGTTTTGTGCATATACATAATCGGCAAACTTATTCCAAAGATCAATTGGAGCTAACTCTTTTAACAAATCAGTTTGAATTTTACCTAATTGCGGAGCAATGTTTAAACTATCAATACCTGCTTCTACACGATTCTTTAAATCCTGCTCAGTAAAGTAATCTGCATTGTGTTCTTTGAATAAGAAACCGGCATTTTTAATGTGAGCCGCAACTTGTTTGTTTTGCTCTACATTGAAAGTACCTACTTGGTTATCTTTAGTTAAACTTCCTGTTTGTGTTACAAAAAACTTAACATTATCCTTGTATTTAGATAAGAAAACTAACTGCTCGTTTACTCTGCTTAAACTATCTTCTACATTAGTCCCAGTGTTTTCTTCACTACCGAACTCTAATTTCATATCTGGCTTAATGCTTAATGTAAAGTCAATTAGTTCTGTAGCGTATTGCAATTGATTCTCAGGAATTTTACTTACATCAATATGAATAAGATCCATTCCTGATGCTATATCATTTTGAATTGTTTGCTTTGTTCTAACCATTGCATCTGCTAATGACAAGTCTTTATCAGCATCGCAGAAATATGGGCCGCAATGATCTCTACATACTAGTAGATTATCGTTTCTATACTGAGCAACTGTATCTAATAGCTCTTTTGTAGTGCAGACATAGCCAGAATCGTAGTCAACTTGATTGCGACTAGCAATAATCATCAGCGGGTAGTTGTTTTCTTTTGTATGTTGAGCAAGTATTTCGATTATTTCCTTGCTCATAGGACCAAAGCCTAATTTAAATTGTTTCATTGTTGTTCACTTTCGAATTTGTCAAATACTGCGGGATCGGGTTTGATCCCTGTGTAAATTTCAAATTGAGTTAAGAATTGTTGTTTATAAAATTCTCTACCAGGCAAGTATTTAATGTTATGTGCCTTACATTGTGCTTGCAATTCGTTTTCCTTAATAGCCAAATCAATTACCAAGCGAACATTTGGATGCATTTGACCTGGCAAATATGGACTTTCTGAAGTACTTGTGCCCAACGCTGTACAGTTAATAACTACATCAGCTTCCTTAAATCTGTTTTGCCATGTGTTTAAACTTCTAGCACATACATTTAACAGTGGATAATGGCTTTCTTCCAAATACTTAATAAACATAGATGCAATTGCACCTGCACCTAAAATAGTTATTTTATCATTTGGGAGTATATTTTTACATGCCCATTCAACTCCTGCAATATCAGCATTGTATCCTTTTATAGTATCTTCTTCAATAGTAACAGTATTGCAACTATTATACAATTGAACATAGGCGCTTTGTTTATTAAGATGTTTGATAATACTTTGTTTAAATGGCATACTAACGCTAATGCCAGACACGCCTTCATTTAGTGCATCGTTTAAACTTTGTTCAACATTATCTGTTCCACGCGGTTCGTATGTAGCATCTATATTGTAGTGATTAAAAAACTTTGTATAAAAGTATTCTCCCGTTTTGCCGGGGAATTTACTGATACTAATGTACTTTTTCATTTCTTGTATGCCTTTATTCTTGTTATTTTGCCAGCGGCATTAAATGTAATTCTATCCTGAACTTCAACAGTTATAGTATTATCAATTAAAATAGAAATATCAGCCATTACATAATCTTCTGAGATATTTGCCAATCCAGTAACTGTAATATCAATTGTAGATATACTGTCAAAGAATTGTCGGTTATGCGCTAATATTTCTTTTTTACCTGTTATATCTATTTCCCAGTCTTTTACTTGTGCGTTATCGTCAAACATTTCGGATAGTTTATTAATATCTTTATTACTAAATGCTTGGAAATATTCTTTTACTTGTTTCCTTCTAGCCACGATCTAATTCCTCAAACAACTTAATGCCTAAGTACCAAAGGAATAAATCAAACGGCGCTGTGTGTAATGGTGCCATATTCCAAAAGATAATAGGTATTAGTTGCTGTACTTTCTTATAATCTAACCCTTGTTTCTTAACATATTCTTTTAACTTGCGCTGATATACAGTAATGTGATCTACATTTGGAACACTTAATGTAACTGCATGATTATCTATTTCGATATTAAAATTGTGATCTTTAATGTTAGCGTAGTTAATTATAAACCCGCCGGCCATTTTAGCCAAGTCATAATAGATATCACCATATTCGACTATACCTGCAAATTCGTGTCTCCAATCAATAATCTTGAACTCACCTGAAGAGTTAATTACAACATTATCAAATTGTAAATCACCGTGAATAAATCCCGGGCGACATGTTTTACTTAGATATTCCCAATCAATGTTATCTAAATAATGTCTATAGTCTTTAACCGCAACTCCATTAACGCTGTGTACTGGTTCTAAGTTAGGGTATTTTTCTAGAAACTTATTAATGCGTAGTAGGCTTTTTGTTTTATAAAACTCCACTGCGGCTGATGTTATATCGGTATTAGTTTCATGCCAAACATTTTCTTCCAGCCATTCTAATAAAGCAGTAAATGCTATTGGATTATTAAATTGATAAAGAGTTTTACCCGGCCAAAAATCGTAAGCCATATAGTTTCCACTATGCATAACATTGGGAGGAAATACTGTTGGATTAACTGTTGTCTTGTGATATTTCTTTTCAGCTATACTAGCATCTAACCACCATTTGACTACACGATTATTAACAATATAAGTTACTTCGTCTGTTTTACTAAAATCAAACTTTTGACTTTTACTTAACTCGGTTTGATATATTTCTGGATTGCCAAAGTCTTTCCAAGTTACTAAACCGGCAGTATCTGCGCCTTTGCGTATAATGTGAATAAACTCGTTGCTTTTTAATTTGTTTAAGTCTGCCCAGAATGTTTTATAATCATCAATATACATTAGACCCGTAAATGCCATCCAATCTTCTGGAGTATGCTTTTTAAACACAACATCTTTAATAGTAAAGTCATTATCTACTTCAAACATTGTATAGAGGTTAGTGTCCTTTTCAGGAACATGTTTAACAAAATAGCAATCGTTATTGCCTATTTTATCAATAATAGATTCATTAAAGTAAGTGTCACAAGGCACATACCAAAATGGTCCTTGTACATATTGTTGACATTGTTTTAAAGTATAGCCGGTGCCGCTATTATCGCTGATATAGTCGTCAATTTTAACAAATTCAATATCACGATCAGCATAAGCTACTGTACAAAAGTCCATTACTTGTTCTGCTAAGTAGCCAACTGGGATAATGAATTTTGTATTTTTTGGAAAGGCATCAATAATATACCCTATAACTGGTTTGTCTTTATAGGGTAATAATGCTTTGTTAAGATTTTTAGTAAAGTTTCCCATCCTACTGCCAAGACCAGCAGTAGGTATAATAACTGTATTACTCATGTTCTGATTGTATTTTTCCGTGTGTACGACCTTGGTCATCATGTAAACGAATAACATCGTCAACATGTTCTGTACTAACTTCGATAAACTCTAAGTCAGTAGTTGCATAGACTCTATGTGCATATCCAGGTGCCATATCAAATACTGTACCAGGAGTCAATTCAACTAACTCTAGTGTTGCTTCATAATCAGCAACTTGTTCAGGAGTCATTCCGTTTAGAAGAAAACTATTAAAGTCAAAAGGTTCCTTACTGCGGTACAATTTACCAGTGCCGTTTAGAACATAATTCGTTTCAAACTTCTCTGCATGTACTTGTAAACTAGTTCTATTGCCGGCTCTGAATAGGATTCTTTTTAATGCGTAAGGTGTGCGAACACCGTCTGCTATCCATAATTCATAACCCCAATGTTTAGAAACTTTTTTTATATCCATTTGTTTTCCTTTAGCTTTGACATTATCAAGTCAAAGGCTTTTCTATGTCCTTGTGCGCTGGTATGCCAACTTGGCAAATCATCAGGATAATCTATCGAAAGTTGTCCCCAGCTCAATTCACAGATATTTATAGGACAAATAAACTTTTCGTAGTAAGCAGGCTCATGTGTTAGTATTAAGTGATTAATTCCAGCATTTTTTAACAATGTATGAGCCATAGTCATAAGCCCAATTGTATGGATTCTGTTTATTCTACTATCATGTATAGTAGTTCCATAGTCATACAATGTTTTCATCCGTTGTTTTGGCTCATCTATAAATCTATGATAATACCCGGATTGCACATTTTTACTGCCAAAGTTCTCCCAATAGTCAATTACACCCATTAGGTTATCTGTGAACATGTTACCTTTGTATCGAGGATTATCTTGCATAGGATGTGGGAGTCTTATCTCTTTATCCTTTACATGATATGTATGTTCTCCATACGGCGGGTATTGATGATAGTTAACATCCTCTAAAGTAATTTCCCCGCTTTGATCCACTTCCATCGGAAACCAATCAACTCTATCATAACTAGTATGACTTATAATTACTAAATCTAAATTGTCTTTAAAATGCTCCAGAGCATACTTAGCTTGTAAGTAGATGCTAAAATTTGTACTAGATCCTTTGGCTAAGTTGATAACATCTTTATCGAGTTCTTTACCTAATAGTTGTCCATAAGGTTCTGTGGCAAGGTCGTGACAACCTATACCAATGTTAAAACTATCTCCGCATATTGCTATACTTTTATTCACTATATAACTCCATTAGCTTTGGATATAAAACTTCCTCTGCCCAGTACTTATGTCCGTCACGAAGTACATGCATTGCCGGACCATGTTGAAAGCCTTTTAAGTTACAAACTGTTTGCATAGCATCATTAAAGTAGATACCGATATTAGCAGGATGCTCTGTTAACTTTAACTCAGTTGCATACTTCTCGTAAACATTTTCTCCCAGCCAAGTGTCCCACCAAGCTGGAACGCTTTGGAAGAACAAATACTTTATACCAAGATGCTCTAAAGTATTTTTCATCATAAACTGTTGCTGTAGATAAGTTTCCACACAACCAACTAAACTTATACCTGTAGCAGTATAATGTTTTTGTAATTCTTCTATAGACTTGATTGTATGTTTAGCTGTTTCCTTTTCGTATGGTCCCAGGAAATCACTAAACGGTTGTGTCATGTTGAATCTATGCCAACCTCTAATAGCAGGGTCATCTACATAAATCTCGTTACGCTCTGCACTTGTCCAACCCAATACAACTACTAATTCTTGCTGTTGTTCTTTAGTTAACTTGTTGATATAGTTTAAGGTAGTTCTTATCATGCGTTGATTAGACCCGCCGCCAATTGATTCATTGACAACAGGCATGTTTAACTTTGCACCTAAGTAAGCTCCCCAGTTGTACATATTGTAGAATTCGACTAAGTTTAAATCTGTTTTGTTTGTATAAGGAGGTTGTGACTTAGCCCACTCATTAAATAGTTCTTCTTCATGCTCTAATTCTAGACCTGCTGTCCAACTACAACCATTTACATATAACATCATAGTATTTTATTCTCTTTGATATATCTATACAACTCATTTGCCCAAGCGGCATGACCTTCTGGGCTAGGATGCCAGCCTGCACCTTGACCAACTGTACAGTAAGGGTTGATTAAGTTAGCATTGTCTATATAGCTTTTGAAAGTTGAGTTAGGCTGATCTTTCTTATAAAAGCTAATTGGATCTATCAGTTCCCACATAGTGGAATATTCTGTCAACGCATGATAGCGTTGTTTGTTATCACTATAGCTGTATCCAAATTTGTGTAGATTGTTTATAGCATCCTTAACATTTAATTCTTCCCAGCTATCTATATTTGCGTTTGGGCTTTGATAAAATGCATTAAACTGTATCAGCTTGATGTTGTTTGCTTGACAAAAGTTCTGTAGCTGTAAGCAATTCATTACAAAGCGTACAATATATTCTTCGGGGTTCCACAAGTAAGCTACATACAATTCCCATATTTTCTCTTGAGCTTTATGTGCAAAGTTTGGAACATTGGGCCACAATCTAAAAGGCATAGAGCTGTTATCATCTTTAAACCAAAAGCTATTTCGTTCGGGACTACTCCAACCTACAACTACTAATAAGTCATCTGTGGGTCTCTTAGGAACAAGATAGTTTGTAGTAATGTATTCGATTGTTCTTCTAAGTATACTGCCATTATCATCTGCAGGCCAAGCCAAGTTAATAACTTCTGCATTTAGTTTGTTTGCTAGATAGCTTGGATATGTGCGCGGGATCCTATACGCATCGTTATCTTCATTAAAGTCATATTGGCAAACATGTGTAGCGTTGGGATTTTTATCGACAAGTTCTTGCGGGACTATTTCAGAGCCAAAGGTCCAGCTATCGCCATTAGCAATTATCGTTTTAGTTTTTAAGTTAAGCAAGCTCATCTATACCAATCCATACACATTTTCATAACTTGTTCCCAATCGTAAATAGGATCAAGTCCGGACTCTGCTACATTCTTTCTAACAACATACCAAGGGAAACTATAAAAGCAAGTTGGATGTATAGACATATCAATTAAGTTTCTATATATCATAGTACCAGGTCCATAAAAGAACTCCGGAGCCACATTGCCTATGCCTGTCATATCAATCGGAGCAGCCTTTTGATGATGTATATAGTATATGTTGGAAGCCAAGTCCATTGTTTTACTATCGCCATAGAAGAACACATCATCAAAGTTATTGTAGTGGAATTCAAATGGAAATTTTGCAATCGGTGTACAAGTATACATCATAAGCGGACTCATGACATGCGGAATAAAATTTGTATGTGGATTGTATATTGTATCTAGGCGTAGCTTAATAACTAAGTCGTATTCGAAATCGTTAGCGAGTTCATGTTTGCGTTTCATATGAACGCTTTTCATAAAGCTGTAGAACATTCCATCAAAGTTTCTAGTAGAGTTAGTTCGTTCTAAAAAGCCATCCCATTTATCTACACAAACATCAACAGGGTTATACGCTTCGATAAGTTTTTGTTTCAAATCAGGAGTTACTTGTTCGTGTGTAAATTCTTGTGTAGCTGTATTTGGTCGATAGGAATTAGTATCCCAAGTATGGATAAAGATATCGTATTTTATAGGTACAAAGGTCTCAGGATGATCCTGTCTGCTGAAAAAGTGTTTAATACTTTTGACTGCGAACTCCCAAGTGCGTGGTTGTCCGCTAAAGCAAAGTGCTATTCTATATGGTTTCATAATTAAGTGAGTTCATGTCCGCCGAGACCTCCTTGACCTTGTTCGAGTTTCTTTGTCAAGTATTCGTTAGTACGCATTACTTTAGGATCTGCGTAGTTACAACGATTCTTAATTAACATCATCTGTATAAAGAAAGCGAAAGGTACTTCGGGCGGGTTGTTATCGTGTCCAAATGGTTGTATACCTATAACGGGTAGCCAACGATAAAACTCGCCCAGCTTGTCAAAAGTATTGCTATCTGCATAGTAGAATATATCTCCTATTCTAAAGAACGGAAACCCGTCGGCTCTGCCATTATGACAACTATGTATAGTGTTGAATTCAGGATACTCGAAACTGTTAATAAACAAGTCAATCGACTCTTCGTTAAAGTATAAATCTGTTCTTAACTTAAAGCAAATGTCGTATCTAAATCCTTGTTCAACTTCGTATTCCTTTTTCAGTTGAGTAGCTCGCATTGCGCTATAGAACTGACTGCCTGACCAATGTACAGGTGTACCTCCACTGATGGAATAAACTTCGCCTGCTCTACGGATATCTTCCATAACTTTCATGCTTTTGTCGTAGCCTTCGATTAAGCATTTCTTTGGGCGCAGATGTTCGTTCAGTCGTTGGAATTCTTCTTCAGATACTCGTTGAGGAGTTAAGTCGTTAAGTATTTGTGGGAGACTATTAAAGTCCCACAGGTGGTAAAAGAAATCTACTTCGGCATCAGCAAAGCGTGAAAACAATTGTTTCCACGATTCTACACAGCTTTCCCATGTTCTTGGTTGCCCATTAAGACAAACGGCTATTCTTACCATATTTCCAGTAGTTATATAATTCTTCCATCTCGGGGAATGTCTTTAAAAAGTTTGTACCGCGACGGCGATCATGCTCATCTACAAATTTAATAAAGTCCCTGTGATAAGGTGTTATCTCTTTGTGTTCATCTTTACGAATCATTAATTCGTATATGCGTCTAAACTTGTCTGCTTCCCACTTAAAGAATCCACGATTGCTAGTACCAAACCATTCAGGATGTTCTAAGTTTTCATACATAAATGTAACTTGTTCGTACACCAAATCAGCATATTTGTTTGGCATAATAAAAATAGCCTGGTGTCCCGGATGACGTAAGTACGGAACATCAACAATTAGAGGTGCATTAGTTTTACCATGCCCGCCGTACTTGTTTTTAATCTCTAACATATCCTGTAAAAACTCTTTGTATCTAAACAAACTAAGAGCATTGTATGTGCTCATAATTGTAATAGTACAATTAGGTACTTCAGACAGTATGCGATTGATATTGCGCTTCCACAATTCGTAGTTAAGTCCATCTCGGATGTATTCGGCTTGTTCACCATAAGTGTCACAGCTAGTGAATACTTTAAACTTTTGAACTTTCTTTTCACCGCAGATAATTTTAATCTTCTCTATGAACTTGTCAAAGATTTTATCAGGTATACATAAGTTGCTATTAACGCTTAAATGTATCTCAGGATTAGGGTTATCTATAACATAGTCAAGTACCTTAAAAGTATCTTTAGTTAGTAGTGGTTCTCCGCCAGTTATTCTAAAGTGTTTAAGTGTTGGATAAACGCTAGGCCACCATTTCCAAAATGCTTCTACATAAGGGTTATGTTGATTGTGTGGGATTGGCATAACGCCATCACGCTTCATCCATTCTATGTCGTTGTATTTTAAACCGGTTGGATAAGGTCCGTGTTTCTCTATTTCTTCCATCCACATGCTACTAATTTGTGGACTGCAATAGCTGCATTTAAAGTTACAAACATTGCTAAAGCTAACTTCTAAGTAGCTTGGGTTTACATCCTGATCCCATGGCATTGTTCGTACTTCGTCGAAGTATGGTTGTGCCCAAACATCATAGCTTTTATAAATTCTATCGCTAACGGCGTCTGGGTTACTATCTTCCACATTCCAACAGTAGTCGCACTCTGCTGGGCGAGTGCCTTCTAGCATCATTTTGCGTTGTTCTTTTTTAAAATTGGTATTATGTAATGCGCTAGGATTTTTTGCAATCTCGTCCAATGGGATTCGATGTGCAACAGGGTGGTGACAGCTATGAGTTTGCCCGAGTTGTAAATGGAGTGTAACTTGTTTCCATTTTGCTAAACAAAAACTCGGACTTACTTCGTTGATTTTGTTTTTGTAGTCTTTGATATCTTTATTAATGTCCATTTTCGTTAAGTGCGTTGTTAATTGTATTTATAGGTGTTACAGTGTTCTTAAGTCGTAAAAAAACCGCCCGAAGGCGGTTTTTGGAGTTTTGCCAATTATATAACAGGACTTGCTGTGGTTGTCGGTGCCGCTACTGGTGCAGGAGCAACCGGAGCAGGTGTTGTTGGAGCAACTGCCGGAGGAGCTACCGGAGCAGGTGTTACTGGCGCAGGAGCAACCGGAGCAGGTGTTACTGGCGCAGGAGTTGTCGGAGCAACTACTGGACTTGCAGTAGTGCTCGGTGCCGCTACTGGACTTGCCACTGGAGCAGGTGTTGTTGGAGCAACTGCCGGAGGAGCTACCGGAGCAGGTGTTGTTGGGGCAACTACTGGGCTACTTGTTGTGCTAGGTGCCGCTACTGGTGCTACTGGAGAAGTTGCAGGAGCAGGTGTTGGAGCAACTACTGGGCTACTTGTTGTGCTCGGTGCCGCTACTGGAGCAGGGGTTACTGGTCCTACTACCGGAGCAGGTGTTACCGGAGCACCTGTCGGAGCAGGTGTTGGAGCAACTACTGGTGCAGGTGTTGGAGCAACTGGTGCAGGAGTTACAGGAGCTATTGTCGGTGCTGGAGTTGTCGGTGCTGATGGAGCAGTTGGTGCCACTGGCGAAGAAGGAGCAGTTGGGCTAACTGTATAAACAGAAGCAATTACTGATGTAGTTCTAGTATTACCCGAACCATTAAAAGTAAAAGTTAAAGTTTGAGCACCAGTTGATGCAGGCATTGTATAAGAAAAGTTACCATGTCCATTAGCATCTAGTGTATATGTTGAACTAGAACCGCTAATAGTAAATGTACTTCCCGGTACGCCATTCATAACAGAAACTGTTATAGGTCTGCTTGCGTATGCTGTTGCTGGAGCAATAACTGCTTCATTGTAGCCAGCTTTAATAATAGCCCAATCAGTTGATGCTGGTCCAACATAAACATATAAAACAGACAAATCAGTTCTATAGCATAGTTGACCTACAACTGGGTTACTAGGAAAAGCAGTGTTTGCAAAATTCTCTAATAAATGCACAAGGTTCTCAGCCATAATTTCGCCGTAACCCGAGTAATTTTTACCAATTAATCTAAGCGGTGATGTAGTATCGACAGTTCTATCTGCAACTATCGTTAATCGTTCGCCATTGGTTTTTGTTATATCATACGCCATGTATAAATTCCTTTAACTTTATATATTTAGCGATTTCAAAGCCTTATTCTCAGTGTATATTGGACTTGAATAGCACTTGTGGGTAATTTCTGGACATTTTCTGAAACATAATGTGTCAGTAAAAATCCCGAATTTAATCCGTTTGAGCCTTTGCTTTTTAATCCAATTTCATTGAATGTCAATAGCCCGCTTGTATTTTCTGGTTGGTTTTCTTCTAAGGTGCAGAGTATCACTACATCTGTGTAAGATAACCCGTCTAAGTGTTCGACTGTGACGTTATTTCTATTTGCAGAGTCATTATTAATATCCATTGTATCAACTACTTTGTAATACAGTGGATTGTATAAATCTGCTAGAACACCGGCTGCTAAATTTGTAGTAACATCTTTAGTTGTTGTTCCGTCGATAATTCCGCCGTTTCCTAAGTGCAATTCATAGATATATTGCGATGCATTGCCTTTGAGCATATTAGCAATCACGATGCTCATTGTTTCAGGATTGATGGCGTTTTTTCCTTCGTGGATGACCTTGTTTAAGGTCAAATCTACAATTTTAACAAACCCGTCTATTTTAATATTAGTTTGATTTATCATCTGATATTTATATAATTCATGTCACCGAGTTTAGTAAATCGGGCTAGGAGAAGTTCCTACTACTGGGCTAGCTGTCGTAGC